GTCTCGCGACCAGCCATTAGTCATCAGCGCCATAAAAGGTAGCTCCCCTGGGATTCGAACCCAGACTCGATGCTTTTTGAAAGCACTCCCTCTGCCGTTGGGGTAGGGAGCCATAAAGTACGCCAAGAAGGATTCGCACCCTCACACCTTTCGGCACCACTTCCTAAGAGTGGCGTGTCTACTATTCCACCATTGGCGCATAGGATCAAGGGGCGGGGATCGAACCCGCGATGAGTTTCCTCGTCAGGTTAACAACCTGATGCTATACCACTTAGCGACCCTTGATTAAATTTTTAGTTTTCCTCTATCAAAAAGCCAATGACAGTTAGGGCATAATAAAACCAAATTGTCTGGTGAGTTGACTTCTCCCAAAAGTGCAGTCTCTGGGAAATCTTTAATGTCTGTTAGGTGGGAGCACAGAGGATCGAACTCTGAATGAGGGATTAAAAGTCCCATATGTTACCAGTTACATCATACTCCCAAAAAGGTAGCCTCGGAGGGATTCGAACCCTCAATCTCATTTTTGAGCGACGGTTTTTAAGACCGTAGTGTATCCCATTCCACCACAAGGCCAAAAATGGAGCCGACCATGGACTTTTGGTCTATTTGATCCCTACTTCCCCACCACAGGGAACTCCAAGGTCTACGCGGCAGGATTTGAACCTGCGGTCCCCTACGCCCAAGGTAGGTGCTTTAGGCCGTACTAAGCTACGCGTAGAAAGAAAGAGAAAGACGGCGAGGTATCCCCGCTTTTCTCGGCAAAGACGATCGATTTATTCCCCAGAAGTTGCCGCTTCCAGGCTTTTGTCGATCCTGTTTATATCGCCTTTCTCTCGATGAGAAGATGAAGGCTCGGCAGTCCTCCCATAATAGTCCCCTCAACTATTTTCCACGTACTCCCAGACACACTCCGTAGAACAACACTCGTAATACTTAACGTTTCTGGGATCGAACATGAAAGTCTTACCACACCCCTTGCAAACCACGGGCCAGGGATCTCTAACCCGAACATTGTCCTGCCCAACGTCACCCATGATTCACCTCCTGATCAAAAAGCGCAAACCACGCGCTGCCCACCCCTATTTGACGAATCTGGTCCATGACATGCTTATAGCTAACAAACCAGAATTCGTTGTCCGTGAGAAGACATCGGGCCAAAGCCTTGTCCGTTTGCGCCAAACTGCTATACCTCAAACTCCACCGCGATCTTAGTTCCCTTGGGAAGAATCCTAACAGGATCAGTCAACGACTTTGACATCTCAGAAGCCCAGATCCCGATCCTCCCATTGGGATCGATGCAAATAACCCCACCGTTACGCCGCATGACGATCCATTCCTCTGATTCATCCGTCCCACCATCAAAAATCCCAACGTCGTCGTGACCCATTTCATGCATCGGCACCATACCACGCCGACCATTAACCCTAAACTCGCCCATTTCGTCAACCCTTTCGTTTCAGTGACAGAATTATTATACCACATCTCAGGATCTTCGGTCAATCCATTTTACGTTTACGTAAGAATCGCGGGTGGGATTTGAACCCACGAAAGAGATCTCTCTCCAGAGGACTTTGCAGGTCCCTCCCTTAGACCAAACTCGGGTACCGCGATAAAAATCGGAGCGAGTGACGCGATTCGAACGCGCAATGGGTTTTACCCCGTCAGGTTGGAAGCCTGATGTCATACCAAGTAGACTTCACTCGCTTAAATCAAGTTTACCTTTGTCTAGCTCTTTGTGATGGTTAGGACAAAGGTATACCATGTTACTTTCACAAATTACTTCTCTAACTAAAGAATCTGGAGAAAACTGCTTGAAACGACAATGTTTTAGGTGGACGATAGGAGAATCGAACTCCTTACTCAAGCTTGCAAAGCTTATGCGTTACCAGTTACGCCAATCGCCCGAATGTTAGGTGGAACTCCCCAGGGGTCGAACCTGGATCTTCTACCAGCTTGATAGGGCTCTCCCCCTTGAGCTAGGAGCCCACATTTTAAGTACACCTGCAGGGAATCGAACCCCGAACGTTCGCCTTAAGAGGGCGCTACTCTACCTAATTGAGTTACAGGTGCAAAAATCTCACGCGACTTGACTCATCAATGAACCCAATCGTCGTTGCGGAGGGCTACCTATTTGATTAAGAGTCTGCAGCTTCCAGGGTACTAGGGTAATTAAGCCTTTCCCCCATCAAGTGGCCATGAGATCCGTTATCAATCGTGCGACCAGCGACGACGCTATAGTATCCCCCCACTCCAACGTGGGGACTTTACACTTAAGCTACACACTGTCGATAACGAGGAGCCTCACTTCGGATTCGAACCGAAATCTAACTGTTTACAAGACAGTCGCTTTAGTCCATTTAAGCTAGCGAGGCTAAACATCGGCTTTTTTTACGAAGGGGTTCCCCCTCACCCCCGCAGATGGAGGGACGTTACTTTCAGCCGATTAACGCTAAACGCATGGCTTTTGCTTGGTGCTCTAACACCACCCCACAGGCCGTGAGGGCGTCATTTTCAGCCATGTGACGCTAGGCACCCCTGGAACGATTCGAACGCTCGACCTATCGGGTAGAAACCGATTGCTCTCTTCCGCTGAGCTACAGGGGCAAACTAGGCGCAGTGTACGAGATTCGAACTCGCGATCTCTTGCTCGACAGGCAAGCGCTTTAGACCAGACTAAGCTAACACCGCAAACCGATGGCCGAACCCACAGGATCCATTTAAGCCACGATAAGTCGTGACACCACCTAGGAAGCACGGACGGGAATCGAACCCGCTAACACTTGACTGAGAATCAAGCCGCATACCGTTAGCGTTCCGTGCCAAAAATCGGTGCCAGCAGAAGGATTCGAACCTACTCACCCATCGGGAACAGATTTACAGTCTGCCGCGACTCGCCCTCGTCGCCGTGCTGGCAAAATTTTGGAGGTGTTGGGCAATGCTCCCAAGTCTCCCCGCAAACCTTTGTTCACAGAGATCGAATCTAGTTCACCCCCGAAACAAAATGTGTAGGTGTCTTATCCATTAGACGATACGAATGACTGCCTTAAGTCGGAATTGAACCGACATTTTTCCAGTTTACAGCAGCCACCTTAAGTGAGACTTGAACTCACATCTCCTACTTCAGGTGGATCACGAGGGTAACGCTCCCTCTGCCAATCGTAGTGCACTTCGGCTTTAAACGATCGGCCACTTTTTGTGACCCAAAAACGAGGAAGACGAAAGTCTAGAAGCAATCGTTACTCCCCCTAAGCTAAGACCAGGAACTCAATCCCGTTTTGTTAATTAGTGCTCTTAGCTAGTACCAGCACCAGGATGAACGATTTAGTAACGCGACTTTGCCCACTTTCCGCGATCGATTGTTTATGCTGTACCGACCAAACAGCAGTCCCACTCCCATGGGAAAAGGTACGGGTACCTAGAGTTGAACTAGGGTCGGACGGATATAAGCCGCCTGCTCTCACCGTTGAGCTATACCCGCTCAAAACCGAATGTGCTGGTCCCCACCAACCAAGCAGTCCCGATGCTGTTGCACCACGCCGCGAATTTCGACGGGCTTTTCCCCGTCACGTGGTCATGAGAAACCTCCTTGAAGCTATTTTCTCAAGACCCCTTAATTATACCACGTCGAACCGTCTTCTGTCAATCTGTTTTATGTTCACGTGGCTGTTTCTCTCTCGATCTGAAACCATTATACCACACCTAAGCCCACCATGTCAACCCCGTACGTTTGTATGGTGCCTTCTACTCCCCGTCGTATGGTCTTCCGAGAGTACCCCAACGGGTAGTACCACAGACAGAAAAGGGGGAACCTCTTTCGAGATCCCCCCTTCGGGTTCTGCATCCCTTAATGGGAATCTCTTACGTTGCCGCTTTCTCTTTTTTGGGCTTTGGCTTTTCTACCGTGCCTGCTTGCACATAAATCGGTGCCGCAGTCGTGGCATCAGCTATCATAGCCTGTAGATTCTTGAGGCTAGTGTATACGGACCAATGTTTGTCATTCGCATCAGTAATGACAGTCTTGTTGTTAATGACTTCAACGGAAACGATAAAGTTCAGGTTCAACAGAACCTCTTCGCCGCTAGTTTTTGTGCATCGAATTAACATCTTATCTCCTTGGTGGTTTCGTAACCTCGAAATTCGGAAGTTCGTTCTCGGGTTTTGGCTTCTTATACTCATAAGAAATGTAGTCGTAGATAGGATAGCTAAAGTCCTTTGGAGTAAACGTCCCACCTACTATTTCAGGAACGTCTATCGGAGCGTTCCCAAATGCACTGGCAAACTCTGTGGTCGCGATTTCCAGGAACTCAATCGATTCCTCGTATAATCCTAAGTAGGATCTCTCCGCGTTTACGAAATCATGCACCACTCGATCACACACAACGGGGTTCGTTGACAAAAACAGGCTGTTGAGCCGTCCCGTTGGGAAAAAATCGCTATTCAACAGGGGGGTGTAGATGTCATTCTCGTCTATCTGGGAAAGGAAAAAACCCTCACCGACTTGAAGTCGCTCCCTGTCTCTGAAGAAGTGATGGGACCCGATGTACGCTATACACCTGGGTCTTCTCCACACTCCATTACCGTGTAACTCACTCGGCTTTTCCTGAGAACCGTAATGATTCTTCATCGCCCCCGTTATGTAGCCGTTGTGGCTTTTGACGAGGTATAAGTTTATCATATGGTCCGCTTCAAATAAATAGTTCGGTATTCTGTGATCTGGCACATTCCCATCGAAGAAAACGATCTGCTCGTCTTCGTACCATCCTCCCGTGATCACGGAACTGCTCTCTTGGCGAACCATCTCCACTTGAGGGTATTGTGCGGCCCAATCTGCTCTATACCCGTTGGGCCACCTTCTAACCACGTCCAGAATCTTGATTTTGTCGTGGGCGACTCCCAGATTCTCGTGTAGGGAATCTACAACAACCCCTGACATCGATCTCGATGTCAGGGGCTCTTCCGTGTCGTAGCAGTTCATGTTGTGCTTGAACACAAACTTTTGTCCGTCAACGTATCCTGGAAGAAGGGCTAACCAAGCCTCCTGTACCGTGGACGCACCAGTGAGCTTTAGGAGTCCGTCGTCAAAGGTCTTTCGGATTTCGGCCTTGTTATCGTGAGTCCAGTATTCCGTAGAGTCGTATGGCCATTGATTCATCTTATCGTTGTAGACGCGAACGATCCTTAGGGGATCGATCGACTTTCCACGGGCCATGGTCTTCTTACTCGGACCTACTGATCTCATACGGCACCCCAACAGCGCTAAAATAGACAAAACTAAAAAGTTCCGTCTATTCACCTCTTCCTACCACCTTGACCCTTGTAGGGCTTCTTTTTCCCCCACTTGGTGTTGCGGGAAGCTCCCTGACGAGTCTTTTTCTTGTGTCCTCCACTATAAGTAGTGTCCTTGTCACTAGCCATACACATTCTCCTCAGTTACGTTTTTCCTTGTTTTCCTTGGTCTGAAGGTCGTAGGCCGAAACGTGCTTCAGGACCATCTCTCGTTCAACAATCCCCGATCCTAGGATAGGGTTCACCACCGAAACAAAATACCCACCACCTTCACCAATTACACGGAAATCTTCCGCACGAACCTCGATGTACTGTCCACCTCTTAACCAAAAACGTCCAAACACCATGTTATTCTACCTTTCCTCTCGAAACGTCAATCTTAAGCCATTCGGCCATCGCAACTATACGCTCGGAAGCTACCACGTTAGAGCTATGAACGATGATCCTATCAGGAAGCTTGTCTGGGTGCTGGAGAGCAATGTGGACCAAAAAGTCGTACCCACTCTTGTGACTCCCTAGGTCGTGATCCAAGCTCCACACGGGGAACTTAGGGGACTTGGAGATCACGTCTATCGCTTCACGGTACGTACGCGCTACCACCCAATCACCCTTAGGGGTACGTATATCGTCCAAGAAAAAGTGAGTCATCGTCTGTACCCGTCCATGTGCTTTTCGTATGTGGTGTCGATCTTCTCGGCCACGAAACGAAGATTTTGAACCAGAGTCCTGAACTCATCGAGAGTTAGAGGCGGCTTACCTGGATCGTTCTCCATCCTATGCTCAATCATGTCAGCCCAATTAGAAAGGGCAGCCGATTCTTTAGTCATACTTCCTCCTAAAAGTGCGGGTCCATGTAGTAGTCCCTATACCCGATACGAACACGAGCAGATCGGGCGTTCAAATACACCTGCCTCTTCTCGGACCAATACGCATAGCGAATTTCAGCAAGATCATTGAACACGGGCTGACCATTCTCCATAACGTCATGCTGGTAAGAAAGCTTATGTCCGTTTTTGCTCATATTGATGACCGTACAAGGGTACCGATCAGAACCGATACAGTGAGTAGCAGGACGATGCTTGAAGATAAGATGGAAGGGTACAGCCGCCACCAACTTGTTCTCCTTGGCCTTCTCAGGAGTAGACCATGGGCAGTGGTCATCCCAAATCCGCTTTCCTTCCTTAAAGGGAATCGAAACCAACTGAAGGATCAAATCGTCAGCAGACCTTTCGCCTGCACGATAAACGCGGTGATCATCCGAAAACATGTACCACCAATCGTGATTTTTAGCTTTAGTTTCGATTTCATCAAGAATTTCAGCATCAGACGGCATAACTACCCCTTCGTATCGCTCTTCCAATCCATCACATAGCAACCCTCGTCAGTCACCTGAACAACGCGGAAAGCTCTCTTTTCGGGCTTGATCTTATAAGATTCCACCAGATCCTTCTTCAAAAGGACGGAGATCGAGCCATTCACGCGATAAACAGACACACCCAAAACATCGGCAACCTCTTTGGGCTGTGCGCCTGCGCAAGCCTGAGTTCCAATCTCATCGTTGATGTCCTTAACGGCAGTGAGAACCTGCTTCTCAAACTCAGTAACCTTGACTTTTTCACTCATATCAAAACCTCTTTTTTGTGGCCCGCAGGCCGTTTCTAGCTTCGGAAAAATTATAACACGTAAGAGGGATTTAAGTCAACCCCTCTTACGCTTACGATCCTGATAAACAGTAGTGTCTACCACCATCTCATAGAGACACTGAATTGACCCACCTAAGAAAGGCGTATCTACGTGAAAATGGCCACAGAACCAAGCGCCGAAATCAACCCTATCCAGTATCTCGGAAAGGAATTTCGGTGTAGGCTCATGCATCTTCAAAGCCATAGCCTCAAAACCCTGGGGGGACAAACCAGATTCCTCAAACTCCTGAACAGCCTCATGGGGCATGGTGTGGGTAATCACGAGATCCACCTTATTACCATGCTTTTCGAGGTTCTCCAGAGCATAATCCATCTCAGCAACAGACGGAATCTCCTGAGGCCACCAAGAAACACCCTCAGTCCTCCACATCTTATCAATCGAAGCAGCACCACCGAAGCAGAAAATCTTCTGCCCACCGATAGTGTAGATCTCCCCACGCTTCAGATGAAAAATGGACTCGTTTACGCGCCCAACCTTACCGCCCCACTTTTCCTCAACAGGAAGAGTATCAAGGCGATCGAAATTCTCGTGATTCCCACAGACAAAAGCCGTGGTCCACGGACGTTCACGGACACGATCAAGGAGCAGGCGCTCGCGGGCGGTCTCTTCTTGATCCCAAATCCCCCCAAAATCACCAGCGATGATAACAACGTCATCCCTATCGATCCCTAAAGGATCGATGTTCTGAAACCTGCTAAAATCACCATGAGTATCACCAGTAATTAAAACCTTTCCAGCCATGATTCCTCCTTAAGATACCCAATTATACCACACCTACAACTTGGAGTCAATGAGTTTTATACTTGCGTTCTCGAAAATACGGAAAAGCCCCACCTAAAGGGCAGGGCTGTTAATGTCGTATGGATTTAGTAACCTAAATAAGCCCAGCCCCCGATGATCCCTAGCAGCGTGGCGAGGGCTGGGGACCTCCCTTGTATTTTAGAGGATTCTACCACGAGCCAATACCCCCCTTTTGAACTCGTGAAGGCTATGACACCGCTTTCGGTTGAGGTTTGGGTGTCGATGAGGTTGCCATTGTTATAGACTGAATACGATGTATTTGGAATCAAGTCAACTACTATGTGGTCCTCCTGTCCGTATGACATGTAGGCCGCATTCGTGACGGATTCACGGTTTTTCGAAAAACCAACCATAGTGTTATTCACCATGACCATAAATCTCTCGGGAGAACTAAGAACCTCGATCACCTCCTTCTTTTCGCTGTCCAAATCTCCTGGTTGTAAGACATGTAAGAAGTTACCCTCCTGTAGTTGATCGGTTAGATGATACTCCAATCTCCAGTTACCACCAAGATCGTTATGGCTGTTGGGGAATGGATCCCAATTGGTTCCGTTCACGTAATACTCGTATCCTTCACCCCCAATCTTTTCTACCGTGAAGTTATTCGGGGACAGTACGGAAATCCAAAGCTGTCCGTTGTCCCCCGTTACTAACGCCTCGTCTTCCTCATTCAAGATGGGTTCCCAAATCGAATGATGGGTTATATACTTGTCGAAAGTCGGGTCCGTCGCTACGATCCTGTCGAACACGACAAACAGATTATCAACGAACAATACCTCCCTTTCTACTACGTCCACCTTAGGACGATACCTGAGTTTATTCAGATCGCGTATGCTGTAGATTTCTTCCCATCGTGGGTTGGCGTAGGAGTTGGTGATATCAGAGAGGATATAGGTATACCTATCTGTCTCTTCCAACTCTACAATATCCGCTGCATCGTGTAAGTGCTTGGGGAAGGTGTTTGGTATGGGATCAGGAACTACGCCGTCGATGGGGGAATCGTCTGGAGTGTAACGCCACCCTAGCCTCTGACCACCCGAATTTTCGTAGTAATCACAACGTTCCTGATCGATAGGATTCCACCCGCACTCTTCCAAGGGATCCTTAACCAAGATGCTGTTGTGTCCGATGGTCTGATTGCTGTAATTCAGGATATTGTTACCGCCGCCACCGTCGTAGATACCAGCGTCGATCAGAAGGTTGCTCCCCTTCCAAGCTATGAAGATATTCCCATTGTCATAATGATTCTGATTAAACCAGATCTGATTTCCCGCTCTAAATGTCCAGAACAGAGTGGGCGGTAGCTCGGCGCTATAATCGGATCGGTACAAATAGATCCCAGGCCACTCCACCAGATAACTGTTGGTTAGGTGGAGTCCTGGGTCGATCTCTTCTCTCTCCAGATCCCTAAAGATGAGAGCCCAATAGGAGAAATAGCGATAGCTCTTGGAGGGGTAACGAAGCGCCCCTTCTGCATTGTTGAACCACCACTGTACCATCTTGGATTCGTCGCTGTCGGGAAAGTGGTCGGCCACTATCAAAGCTGCTAGAGCTTCGGTAGCGAAATAGCCGTTCTTCTTTTGAGCGTTGTGTCCGTGCTCAGACCTGTGAAAGTAATCGGGAGCGTAGTAATACTGGTGGAGGAAACCCGTAAGGTAATTCTGGACGTAAGTGGCGTCTTCCCATGTAGTAGCTCCATAAGAAGTCTTAGCGGCTTCCATGTAGATCAGAGAGTTTTTCACCGTCCCCGATCCATAGTCGTGTCCAGAGGGGAGAATCCCGTCCTTCCACGTAGCAAGATAGTCGGGTCCAAAACCGAATAGGTATTTCGTGCGATCCCACCTGCGGTCCCCACTGTCCAGGTACCTTAGCGAAGTAGTGTCTTCACCAGCCGTCGCCATCCCCCAAAGGGGAGCACCCCAAATAGCCTTTTGATGGCCGTTCATATAGGGAGCGTTGGTGTAGTAATCCCAATCGTTCTGTTCGATTCGATTAATCCAGTCTCGGATAGCGGGTTTTATAGCTTCGAAAGGAGCGTACCCACTGAGCCAGTCGTAGCACAGAGCCCACTTGTTGAAGAATGGTCCTGCGTTGTTAAAACCAATGTTGGGAAAAGGACCGTCCATGTATCCTTGGAGAGTAACCACGGCAGCGTGAGCAGCAACCATGTCACCGTTTACCCTATACAGCATGGCCTTGGCTACGGCACCATCGATGTCCGATCTGCTTGCGCAAGCCAAAGTTCTTTGCCAGTCATAAGAATCGGTGGTAATATGCTGAGTCTGGATCCTTTCGATGCGCTCGGGAGTAAGGAACAACCTGGGATGATCAACAAACTCCTTAGCAACCGTGTCTACCACGAACATCATCATCATAAACACTAAAAACAGCCCAACTATGTGGATCACTTTCGATTTCATTAGTCACTCTCTTCCATTACCCAACGAACTAGTTCCATGCTCTCAAACTGAGCACCTTGAAGCTTGGTACCCGTCACTTTCTGGACTAAGCGCCAAGCTTCTTTGTGTTTGTTTTTGTTCACAAGCCTGTCAAACATCGCTTTTTCTTGCTTCGAAGCCAACTTATAAAACTGAAAAACCTCCATCACACCCATATTCCCTTTATAGGAAGCTTCCAGCCTCAATTCCCTACCTTTTCTCCAACCGCCCCGCGTTTTATCGGGCTTAGCCTCGCGAACACTGAGGATTGCTTCTTTGTCGATAATGTTGATCTGATTGTCCTTCTGGAACCGCAAAACAGGATGGCCTTTTATGGAGCCCATACCTAAAAAGTACATCACATGAGTCACTCTAGGTTTCTTAGTATGATCCGTGTAAGTGACATAATAGTACCTTCCCTTTTGAAGCTTCATTCTAGCGCCCCCGACCCGTGCAACCTCGGCCTAGCGACGACCATCTTTTCGAGATCTTCCTCGTCGCGCTCGGGCTCGTCGGGTTCCTGGGTGGGGAAGTTCTCATCGGCCTCGTCCACCATCTCGCTTAAACGGATCTTGAGTCCAAGGTACCACTGATCGATAACCTCGGTGGCCTTAACCTCCACCACTACACCAGATAGGTCCTTACCGTCGTACTGCAGAGTCACTTCTTTCCCATCAAGAAGCTTCTGAAGGACGTTTTCTCCCTTTTTCCGCATCTTGATAGTAGACTCCACCTTCACCTGAAAGTAGTACAGCTTGTTGGACTTCATCTCCCCACTGGAAACACCACGTCTCGGCGGGGACATCAGGGACCCACGAATCTTGAAGTTACCAAAGTTAAAAATCACTTGGTTCATGTCTGCCATGTTATATCTCCTTAAAGACCTAATTTCTTAAGATACGTCATTAGGTCCTTTTCGTTTCTTAATTTAACTACAGATAACAGCCCCGAACCTTTGCTTTTTTTCTTAAGATTAGGAACTCTCTTGAGAAATTTGTCATCTGTTATTAAGGCTCCACGGTATCCGTCTATTCGTGGGAATTTAGGATGAGAGTATTTTTTCTTAACTATCTTTCTTATATAATCAACTAAATCATGGTCACTCCCAGACCCACTCTTCATGAAAAATAAACTTGTATTATAGACTCCCTTCGCTATACCTATTAACTCGCTAAATGATATTACTGCTTCCACAGGCCATTTAGGGGGGTGTTTAGCTATTGCTCTCTCAATGGGACTCGCCTCTTTAATCAAAGCCAGTTCTTCTTGTATCATTTTTCTAAGTTCAGATTTCTTCATGTTACATCTCCTCTAAATCTACCACTCTATTGAGCTTGGTGGGGATGATACTCAACTTCCCACTTCTGATGATGAGGAAGCTGTTAGAGTAGTGTTCCCACGGGATGTCCATCGTGGGGTCCACCACCCCATCGTTAAACGACTTGATCACTTCGTTGAGAGCGTTGATGCTGTACAACGTGTTCACTTCTTTCTTCCTGTGGACGGGAATTGATCCCGCTGGAAGCTCGTTTCTCAGAGAGTTAGAATCCTCTTCGATGTTAAAAGTCACGATAAGCTGCTCATCGTTCCTGAGATTCTGAAGAACGAACACCTTGTCTTTTACTCCGCTGTTTCTTAGACCCTGTAGAGTCTCTAACACGAAAGGCAGATCGCCCCACCTGATAAACGTTGAAAATAACTTAGCCCTTCCCATAAAAACTCCTTTTTAATAACTACTCAACTTTTTGTAAATAGCTGAAAGCTCTTCTGTACTACGCACCAAAACACGATAACCGAAATTCCCAAGTGGCCCTTTAGTTTTTTTAGCTTTCAAAGACTTCATCATCCTTTCTACCAATGCAAGATCCAAAACTGATGCAAGACCAGTACCGTATCTTTTTTTATTTGGTGCAGGAACCTTTTGGCTAGTACGAGCGGCATGTAACAGCTTTCGAAATACTACTACAGTTTTAGGCATACCGCCTGCACCCTTATTGGTATCAACAAATACTTCAGTAATAACTACGGGTCTACCAGATGTTTCCATGGGGTCCATACTAAAACGGATCGTAAGAGGCCAAATGTTCATGTCTTTCTCAAAAGCAACAACAAGAGGGTCTTTTACTGCCTCAGTAAGAAGAGTTACCTCTTCTTCAATCATCTTTCTAAGTTCGGATCTCTTCATTTTACACCTTTATCTTGTTAACGGATTTACCCAAGAACAATTTCAAACAGATAACCTTCTTAGCCTCTTGGGTCTTCACCATGCGAGTGAACTTTTCTATTCGGTTCACCAGTTTGTTCATTTCTTCTAGGGTCAATACAAAAGCCTTGTCCGTTTTCTTTATGACCTCTTGGGGCATTTTTACGGTCTTGATAACCTTACCCGTTTCGGAATCTTCGACAGCTTTGGTGAGTGTACCAAGCTTATCTCTTTCCCACTCGGATCGAAGCTTCTCGATCTTCTTAATCGCAAGCCTTACAATGTTGGCCATCTCGGCACTCATCATCGTGCCCGATTTTTTCCCACCCGCTGTCTCTTTTCTGATGAACTCGTATAACAACCAGTTAAACCTAGCATTGGGGGACTTCAACTCGGGGGGTATAGTGTACTTCGTCACTCTGTTCTTTATGTAAGTAGGTGCCGAAGGTGTTTTAAGGGCAGGGGTGGCGAATACTTGCTCTGCTATATCGTACTTCAATTGCGTCCCAATACCGACTTGCCATTCACTACCTACGAATCCACCCTTGCCCATTAACTCTCTATAATGCCAGAAATAACGATTCACGGCGGTAAACATGTCCTTGTCTACCACCTTTATCATAGCTCCAGATTCTAGATCCTTGATCACGATACCCTCGATAAAGGAATCCTCTGGCCCATATGTGGGGGTGCTCGATCTAAGAGAGGATATGAACTTCTTCTTTAGGGCTTGCTGGATCTTGTTGATCTTCGCTAAGAGTTTAGCTCTAGCTTTCTTCTGTTCGGGGGTACGAGCTTGCTTTAGAAGGACCTCCTGGGCCTTGATATCCTTCAAGATATCGCGTAGCTTCTTGTATTCTACCTTCGTCGCGATTTCAAACTGACTCTTGCTGAGGATGATCTTTCCTTCCATCCTCCACTTAGCTCCCTTTGCGGTAGTTCTTTTTCCCGTTAGCTCAATAAGCTTGTCGATCACCTTCTTCTCAAATCCCGAAGAGGAAATATGCCCACCCTCTACCTTAATACCGTAGATCATTAGGATGTTATCACCATACTCGATGGAGTTAGGCACCCTCGTCCATAGGACTTCAGTAAAGTACTGAGGGAAAATAGCCCCTCTAGATGGTTTTTTGGACACCTTAATGTCGTACCCATCTGGGTTCTTGGTGTTCGGAACGAGGTATAACTGTAGGATTCCCTTTCGCACAGACTCTAAAGCGTAATGGGCGTTCCTTAACGCGTCATACACGTGAGTCTTCGGCCACCCTGAACTGGAAAAGATGGGCTTACCGTACTTGGACTTCGCGTACACCTTCCCCTTGGACACGCCAAAGGAGATCTGAGCGGAACCGTCTACTTTTTCGCTGATCTCCAACCCGCCGTCGATCTCGGTGTTGTGCCACTTCTCCAGGAACTTCAAGAAAGCGAACGGACTAAGATCCTCGATGTGAGAGATCCCCTTAAGAGAAGCCAGTCCTTCGGCCTCCGTAAGATAGAAAGACGATTCATGTAGACGATAATACCTACCCATGTAGTTTCGCATCTTGTCGTAGAATTCATCAAACTTGGACCCAAGATTGCTGCTCATCCTCTTTCTTGCTTCGTCTTTATTACCGCCGATGATGAGGGATCTTACCTCGGTACCTGAAATCCTCCCACTAGTGTCGTTGTCCACGCTGACGTTAGGCATCTTCTTCACGCTAACATTGAGGGGAACGTTTAGTTGCATTTTCTCTTTTTCTATGATGGAGAAATAGTTCTGATACCTGTCATTCCCTACTAGGATATCTACTCGATCGTCGGGCTTTATTTTGAGCCTTTTAATAAGATCTGGGAGGTACCCCGTACCGCGCATCCTACCGTCATCGTCCACCATGACTGCCATCAGAAACTTGACGTTGGAAGCACCTTTCATAGACAGGTTGATGATCTTCTTTCTAAAGGCGAAGGGAAGAGGGTTGCCCTTGCTCATCTTGTTCCCAGCCACAAACACATACACACGATCGTACTCTTTGGAGAGTTTTCTTACGATGGCTTCATGGCCCTTGTGAAAGGGTTGGTATCGGCCTATGGTTACTCCGATTTTTTTACCCATGCTACCCCTTTGCGTAATCCGTTATTTTTGTATTATAATGGGGGAGAGCGTTAGTCCCCTGTATATCAAAAAATTTAGCGGCTTTTTTAGGGTCTGCTAAATCTTCACAGGTTGCACCCATCTTCTTCAATTTTACGGTGGAGAACTTAGAGTGCCTACTATATTTATCAACGCCCACCCTTTCCCCCCTAGACAACTCGTTCTTGTTCCTGTTGAACACCATTATTTCTGTAGCAAAATCGGCTGACTCAGCTCTGTTAAAAACGGCTTCTGTAGACGAATAGTTAGTGATATGTCTATTAAGTTTATCCTGAAAGAACCTCAGATTCTTCTTAGAATCAGGGTGTTTGCAAGCTTTGATGTAATCATCTATTTCTTTAAGTTTGTCTGCAAACTTAAACTCGTTGTTAGCCAAAACCTCTGCCCTAGTGTCAAGTACTTGTTTCGCTGCTTTGGATCCGAAGTTTTTCTTAACAAGAGAAACCATAGCTTTAAGATGGTCTTCACCGTCCATAGTCTTATGGCTGTACAGAGTATACAAATCTTGCTTTATTTTAGTGTCTTTTTCTTCATCCTCTCCAAAAAAAGTAACAGCAAAAACTTCTCCACGAACACTTGGAGCGGCTCCACCAAACCTAATCTTACTATCTTTCACAGCAGATTTATCGGATTTAAAGGACCCATGTTCAAGTCTCAGAATTTGCCCTTGACCATCTCTAAACACTCTTACCTTATCCCCTACCTCAAAGTTACCAGCAGACGGAAGGTAGTTTTCTTCCCCCTTCATCAACTCAAAGTTATGTTCAAAAAACTCCCCAAAATTCTTAAAGAGAGAGTTAGACCACTGATCTTCATTTGACATCTTAAGAGCGGTTGCGTACGCCTGAAACATTTGGTCGGCGGCGGCGGTCCTCTGTTCAGAAGTAGCGTCCTCAGATAACGATCCCAGTATACTCCCAAATTGTTCCGCAAAATGGGCAGCACCTGCATAGGTACCCTCATTTTCCCATTTAGACGGATCTTTTAAAGATTCTATCAAGGATCCCAAATTTCTGGTCATGTAATACATCTGATTGACGGGGCTATCTGCCCTAACCATGTCTCCTTTGGAGTCAGAGTATGCCAGTAGATTTCTTCCTTGTTTAAGTTGTTTCAATACCGCTTTCGTGTAGTTATCATCCCCCAGAATAACATCCGATTCCATGGGGTTAAACTCTCGTATGAATTTGGATGATTTTGCTATAGCATCAGGTTTCATACTAGAGTTATCTCCCAACGTCTTGTTGGGAGTCAACCCCTTACCAACATTCCCCTTTACCTCTTCCATCCCAGCTGCCATGGAAGCGGACACTTTACCTCTAGGAGTGGTCGGCTGGCGCGGTTTTTCATCCTGAGGCTGTTGCTCGGGTGCTGCGGTGGGCTCTCTTTCTGCAGCAGGAGCTTGGGTCTTCTTGTCCCGTTTGGACTGCACGACTTCCCTATCGGAAGGCTTCGTGTACATCCCCGATGCAATGCCTTTTCTAGCTGATTCGGCACCCACCGCATACACGTTTCCAGACTTCACGTTCTTTACGAAGACTTTACCTTGACCCTTCGCCGTCTTTTCTTTCTTGCGTTCGGGTTTTTTCTTCGTAATACGCGAAGACCCACCACCAGAAGTGTCCTGGCGTGGGTCGGGCATCGTTCTCGCGCTCATTTTATCTGCCATGCTTGGCATGGGTCCCTCTTCCAGGACCCCCCTACCATTCAGGATAGCAAATAGTCTTAGAATACGATCTCTTACAGTCATCCCATCTCCTTGAACTTAAAATAATAGAACCGTTTTTATTAAGTATTTTCGAAATCAACGGAGATGACACTCTCTGCGTACTCATCGATGTCCATGGACTGCCTAAACACCTCCAGTCTCATCTTCTTAACTGTCTCCCGCACTCCGTTTATGTCCATATCATCTTCGTAAACGGCGAGATCCTCGTATGAAGACCCAAACTCCACATCGATGGGAATGGGAAGATTGATGATGTCGGGGACGGCTGTCTCTTCCATCACCTTTCGGATCGTAGGGATAACCTTATCGAATTCATCCAAATGAATGTCAAACACCAGAGAGTCATGGACCTGATTGATGATCTTGCTCTTGTACCCTTCCTTCTCGAAAATACGAGTAAGCTGCTTGAGAGCGGTAAAGCCGATGTCCACGGCAAGGGACTGGACCACCATGCTGTATGCCTCACGGAGATACTTGTACCTGTCCCACTGTCCAAGCCTAGGATTCAGAAGCTCTGGGAAAAGGCGAACACGGCCAAAGTGAGTAGGAGTGTACCCCTTACGATCCGCGAATCCCTGCGCTTCCGTCATCGCCTTAACTAGACCACTGTAGGTCTTCTTGTAGTCCTCCAGGATCACCTTGGCGGCATCCGTAGTTAACTCATCTTCCAGCTTCCCAGAAGAGTTAACCATCCACGCTATCTTCTTATGACCAGCACCGAAGATGATGCTGAAGTTAATAGTCTTGGCGACATATCTCTCTTCCTTGGTAACGTCGTCCGCATCCTTGCTGAAGATAAGGGCCGCAGTAGCCGTATGGAGATCTGCTTTCGGGTCCTTAAGGATTTCGTACAAATACTTGTCTTTGCTCAAAGCGGCAGCAACTCTAAACTCCAGGGTAGCGTAGTCCACGTTAACGATACACCCATCGTCCCCGAATCTGGAGATCACAGACCGCTTTACACCCACCTTATCCCTAGGGAAGTTCTGAGCGTTAAAGTCACCGAATGAAGCCAACCTCCCCGATACTGTCCCGTGGGGAGCGAAAGAAGGCATCAGGAGTTTTTCCTTGTTCACATTGTTGATGAACGCATTCAGATAATCCTGGATCTTTTTGGCTTTTCGGTATGACACTAAACGACCAGCGATGCTGGCGGCGGGGCCATGCTCTTTGGCAATGAGTTCCATGGTGCCAGCATCTGTCGAAAAGCCTGTCTTTGTCTTCTTACGCGTCTTTGTGTCAAGTACATCGAAAAATAGACGCTGTAGATCCTTGGTGCTACCGATATTGAACTTGTCAAAGTTCTCCTTGATGACCTCTTCATCACAAATCCCCGCTTCTATCGAGTCCTTAAAGGATTCCAGTTGGAGGTTATACGCGTTGGCCCAATCCAAGTCGATGCACATGCGGTTGTCTTCCATCTTGGTGATACACTCCAAAACGGGCATGATGTGCTTCTTGAACAGCTTGTTGGATTTCCCGCCATGGACCTTCTTAAGGATCGGGTTGATAGTCTCCATTAGACGGTAGGTGTAATAGCTGTCCAGACCAGCATATTTGTAGAAGACACTCAAGGGAATAACATCGAACTTCCAGTCGGCCTTCTTCTTAAACTTTGCCTTTAGGATCTGGTAGAGTTCGGCTTCATAGTCCCCAGAATGGAACAGAGCCTGGGAGAGAGCCTTAAGTCCTAGGGGGACAGAGCGGTTGAACACCGTGTAGTAGGCCATCATAGTATCGTACTGGATGAGCTTCCCCTCTGGAGAATAGAAAGGAGGGAAATCACCCAGATTATGCTTAATTACGTGAGAGTCGAACTTGACGTTATGCGCCATACGAGTTTTATTGGATTCAAAGAGGATCTTGCGGATGGCTTTAAGGCTCTTCTCCACAGGGAGCATGGAGTCTTTGTGATGTACGGGGATGACGTAGTTAAGGTACCCGCTGCTCGTCCTAATCGTGAATGACGCCATAAGAAGGGTCAGATCCTTGAGATCCACGGTTTCGGTATCCCAGGCAAATGGACGGCGCTTACAGTGTCGGATGATCTCCTTGAGATCCGCGATACTTTCGGCCAGGATAACTCGGGGTGGCTGCTTCGAATCAATAAAACCCTGGATCTGCTTTTCTACGTCCGCGTATGAAGCGTCCCAATCCTTCAGAAGACCCATAAGAGTATGGGCAGAAAGAGTGAGATCTGCGTTGTCTTCAACTAACTCGGTACGATGCCAAAGGCCGAATTCGTCCAAAATGGACTGGACTAGCATCTTGATCTTGTCTAAGTTATACTCTTCTTTATCCGTAACTTTGATTCGGATGTCTTTCGACACCATCCCCTCGGAAAACGGATACAACCTATTCAGGAGTGTACTCCCGAACTCGTAAGTTTCATTCATCAAATAACCTCCATATACAAAAACGGGGAGTCCCTAGGGACTCCCCATTATAACACAAGACTGCTTCTCTAGTAAACCATTTTTACTCTTGAGTAGCGGCCTCAGTTTCGGCCTGGGCCTCAGCAAGCGCTGCGGCAGCGGCGTTCTTAGACTCTTCAGACTGAAGGAACATTTCCTCTAGCTGCTGAAGCACCTGGGGCAAAGAGGCGTACACCAAAGCATGTCCCTGCTGATTCGGACCTGCAGGGGGGAACTGCAAAATGTACCCATTGTCTACCTGTACAACTGTGAATTGAAGCATACTGTATTTCTCCTATCGTTAACGATTTAGAATCGACTTTGTAACAAAGTTTCTTGTTCCACTAGCCGTAGCACCAAGACCCAATCCAACCGCAAGAGCGGTCCAAAGATCGGTACCCTGAGATAAAGCTAGGATCACGTTTGACACCGCACCAAGTACTAGCGGAATTGCTGAATACCAACTAGTCTTAATGAATGACAATTTCTTAATCCAGTCAGTAACAACAGGAAGGACTAGTACGGCAGCAAGAAGCTGGTACCAAGTCACTATCTGTTGAATACCTTCGGGAGTTACTACTGTATCCATTTTTCCTCCTAGGATTAAAAAGGGGATCCCCTAAAGGATCCCCCATTGTACCCTTTCGAGTACCTTAAGTAAATAGTTCAAACGTTTGAACTAGTCTAGTCTTTCAGCCACCAGACATTCAAAATAGGTCTAGAAGATTCAGACCTATCATAAAATCAAAGACGAGCATCTTGGCCCTCCTTTGTTACTCTCACCCTACCGCTTCGCTTCTGTCCTCTAAAGGGGTGAGGGCTTTAGATTCCAGCCGCATCCAGCCTATCAAAGATGTGAGCTAGGTTTTCAAATACCGTCTTGTAGACAATGGCGTTCGGATACAAGCTGGGGTCAGGATAGTTATCTCCGTTCTGAGATCCAAACCAGTGAGTAATCACATCATCACTAATGTTTGATGGATACTGTACGTTCGACGGCTCACCCCCATTTACGGGGTATTTGCCCGCCACGGGAGCAAGAAGTGTTTGTAGCCGCCAAATTTCGTCAATCAAAGTCCCAATCTGACGGTATATCGTCTGATAGTACCATTGAGAGTTATTGGGAGTGACGCCAGGAACGATCCCAGACAAAGCAACTTCTCTGTCCCCTATGAAGCCCCAACCAGCACCACCAGTGAAGGTATTATAAGTTCTTAAGTTATTCCAGTTTCCAAAATCAGACATCTCTTAGTCCTTCAAATTGTTCGGCGGTAAATCCCGCACAGTATGGCTTGTTGGGCTCCCAATCGCTATGCTGAGAAATTTTAAATACCTGACCGTATCTGGCTTCTAGGTACCCAATCAGGTATACCAAAGCTTTTCTCTGAATGGGCTTAAATCCATCTTTAGTAGAGTCACCCACCAAACAGACCCCAATGGAAGTGTGATTCTTCTGTTGAGCTTTACAGTGTGCTCCCTTGTACTTAAGTGGTCTTCCCTCTTCGATGACGCCTTCTTTAGTAATTACAAAGTGGTAACCAATATCAGCAAACCCACGACTCAAATGCCACTCACGAATAACCTCAGTGTTAACCCCAGCCCATGAAGACGCAGAATGATGGAGAACTATTCCATCAGGATACCTATGTTCAAATTTCTTCATCGTCTTCGTCTCCATGGAGGGCTTCTTCAACTTTAAGAAGTCCACTAAAAATCTTGTCCAATTTAACATCCACGCCATTGGCTACACTCTCTGCTAAATCGCTGGAAAAAACCAGACTTTCACACTGTTTCTTTATTTTAAGTAGTATCAAAGCTTCTCGCCACAATACTTCACTATATGGGTACGTGTCAAGTCTTTTCAACAATCCATTAAAATCCTCTTCATCCGACACGTAATCGGGAATGGCATCACTATGCAGTAAATCTTCCCAATCGTTTTTCACGAAATCAGAGATTTCTCTGGTAACGATGTCCAATCTTTCCTTAACCTTGACCTTTCGCCTCTGATCATCGATGTGAGGGAAAGGTATATCGGACCATCTTAAGGTTATCACATTCTTACAGTTATAACACGAAATGGAATGAGTAGTCTCATCGAGGAACTTCGTATCTCTCTGCTTAAGTTTCCACTCTTGAATTAGTCTAGGAGGGATGTTCCCTTCATCCAGATCTATTACCGATCTGCAATACGGGCATTGAGCGTAAATCACCTCAAGTTCCATGCTATTCCTCCAGTCTAGAACATCTTAGAAACTTCTTTCTTATACTCCGCTTTATAGCGTTCACTCTCTGTTTCGAGTAAGTGTTATTGGGGTAATCAGGCATCGCTTTTCTGATGTAGTCCGCGATCTCGTTACCTCGGTACCCCTCCATCTCTTTCATTAGAACTATGATCTCTAACCAAGTCAAAGAATCAAGTGCTTCTTCAACATCGATACTTTGTACACTTCTCGGATCCACATCTGCAAAGATACTGGACCCGATCCTGGCACCGTCAAAGGCACTGTGGCCCTTTACATTTTCTTCCATACACGAACCTTCATCTTTTTGACGCCAAAATTAACTGCTTCTTCATGGGTCGGAAACCTGAGATCTATATGGATCTCTTCAGCCCTTTTCATCGCTGAGCCCGTGTCGTCAACTTCGTATATAATACCCTCAATCTCGACAATAGATCCATAGGGGATTCTCTTGGGATCTGCTGCAACGCCTCGGCGAAGCGCATCCCGTCCCGTTGAAGTCTTACCATCGTTGAAAGGCCAACATGAAGCTGAGTCTGGGCTGTACGCCGTGACGATCGCTTCTGTAACAATCGGTTCGAAAGTCTGTCCATGTATTTCTATCCCCATTACGTCAATAGTTTGATTTGTCTCTGTAATTACGGGTCTAGAAATTGCCAGTATAAACGCCAACCCCATAAACCCCCAAAACCAAGCGTGTTTCATCGTTTTATCTCCTGTAACCTTTTGTCGATCCACTTTTCAAAAAACTCGTTTTTAGTCTTTTTCCTAAGTCTAATTAGTTCTTCTCTACTCGATTCAATCCCTTTTGCGTACACCCTTAGTATTAGCTTGTGGGCATGTCCCATCCTCTTTCTGATATTAGTTTCCATACCTTCTCTTTTAGTTCGGACTCGTCCAACACCGCAAGTCTAATCTTATCCTGGTAATTAGCGTCGTTTAAAAGCGCCATCCCATCTGGATTCTCTGTTTTATCCTTAGCGGAAGTAGACAACGTAACAACACGCTTGATCCCTGACTGAAGAATTGCTCTTGCGCAATGGATGCAGGGAGTAACCGTGGTATAGAGGGTGGAACCCGCCACCCCACCACGACTTGCAGCCGCAAAATAAATTGCGTTTCTCTCAGCGTGTTCCTCTAGCGATTGGCTAACTCCCACTCTGAAGTGAGGCCAACCAGAAAGAGGACCGTTATAGCCCGTGGAAATAATTTGACGATCAGAGTTAACGATTACCGCCCCCACCTTAGTAGTTTTAACTACACTCCTAAGAGAGGCAGAAACCGCCATCGCCATGAAATACTCGTCCCAAGAAAGCCTGTCCATGTACACATTTCTCCTTTTTGCCTAGAAAAAGTATATCACATGTAGTGTGCGCGTGTCAAGTATTTTTATTTTTTCGGAAACAAAGTGTCCCTGAATAATGGTTTCGAAGCCAACAAAAGACGTTTCCTAACTTCGTCTCTCCCAAGCTTGGAAGGGTCATCGTTGTTGGTGAGTTCGACTAATTTCGGGAGGATACCGTACCTAGTTAACTTGCGGTAGGCTTTCTTGGAGGCAAGTTGCCCCTCCGAATCTCCGTCAAACATCAGAATTACTCTCGATCCGTTCTCCAGTAGTTTCTTAATCAAAAGATCGTGAACTTCCTTACCTAGCAGAGGTATGGAGTTAGGAGTTACCAAGTGATCGAAAACCCCTTCTACCAGTACGACGGTGGTGTTCCAATCGACAAACAATTCATTGAAGATAACTTCGTTCTTTGAAATGTGGGGATTCTTGTATTTAAAACGATCGTCCACATCCACTAAAAAACTACGAGCGACATAGTAGTTTAAGTCGCCGTTAAAATCATAAGACGGGACAACGATTCTGAATTCATCGGTATCCCACCCTATTCTGTATCTTTTTATGTCGTCCATGTCAAGATGGCGCTTGGCAAGGTATTTCATAACCTTAGTTCTAATAAAACCGTCTTCCTGAAGGGAAAACAAAGGAAGATACCCATCTGGCAAAGCCACATCGTGCTCGGGGAGTATATCCGAAACTACGTACCCTGACCAATCGTAGTACTCCTTGATTAGCTCATCTGCTACGTCCAAAACTTTGAACAGCTTATAAACGGAACCCTTCCACTCACACAGCCAACAATGGGCGGCGTTAATAGTTAGGTTAACTCCTAGCTTGTACTTACGTCGGCCCCCATCACAGAAAGGGCAGTTGTATTCCCTCTCTCCCTTGGCGGAGGTTATCCCTCTTTTAGGTTTTCCCAGTATCGAGTCCAGCAACTGTGATTTTGTTGGTTTCATATTTTGACCTCGCCACAACATAAGCATCAGAAACATCATCTTGATACTTCTTAGGGATGGAATCTAATCCATCAATTATTCCAAAAACTTTTAATTTTGCGTACTCTTTTTTATCCGTCCCTTTAGGGAGGGACCCGAATACTACCCTCCTAGCGGAATTTACATTAACATGTTCTGGGCGGATGTCCGTCATCTTGTATAAGGATAACATAACCATCCAGTTAAACGCAATAAGTTTTGCGATCGTGTTGGCGTTAGTTTTTCCGTGCTGAGTTATGAACAAAGGAGCTTCAACTACAATCTCAACATCGTCGTCAAATATGTTAAAATCTCTGTCGATCTCGTCCAACCAAGCTTCGACCGCAAGAATCCTGTCGAGAGGATCCTTTCCGATCTTAGCCGATTCTAAATTAAGGTACCCCCACCAGAATACTGAATCATCCTCTAAAGCAACTAACCCAATTTTTCTCGTGGATAGGTCCAGTCCTACAGTTCTCCTACCCATATCCAACCTCCTAAGGTATTCAACCACATTCCTATAGTCTAGGTAAACCGCTAATAAACACTCCTGCTCTCTCCTTAGATGACTTAAGTTTTTCTACTCTGTCTCTTATTGCAAAATCCCACGTGAACCTGAAGTAGACCGTTGGACCCCCGTACCCAGCGTGAACACCATAAGGCAGCACCGTCTTTATCTTTAGAGTGAAGTTAACATCTCCCGTTTCCTCGTCATAGTAAAAATCTCCGAACCACCATTTTCCTGCCCCACCTACCTGATATAAAGGAGTAATGTCGTGAACTATGGGGGGACCAGAAGGATCATTCGAAGCGTCTATTTGTACAACCTCCATTTTCCACCCACCATCAGAAGGATCAGAAGGGTCAAACATCTTCGACAGTTTTACCTTATGTGAATCGTCCTCTTTTAGAGAACCCACCAAACCATCAATCACACTACATGTGAATCGGGTGTCCCCGTCAAATGCAGTACTGTAATCACTGAATAATTGGGTAACACTATGCTTCTCTATGGGAGTAAAAATGTATTGGCCGCCATAAACAAAAGCCCCATCCACATTAACAAACCCTAATTCAGCGTTACCCAAATAAGAAGACGCGTCATAGGGGTATAGTATGTCCCCCGTAAAAGAATCCACAATTACTAGCTGAGATGTGGCAGGGACAGCGTATTTCAGTAACAAGTTTATGAAATCTTTGCTGATTAATGTTCCTTGTACCTGTTCCATTACTGTCTCCTAATGAAAGAGGATCTTGTACTTGGAGATGATCCTCTAACAACACTCTTTCTCACAAACGAATCGGTTGCATTGTCTGGATCAAACGAAGGACGCGTCCTTATCACCCATAGCTTAGCATTCGTAATATTAGCTAGCATGTTAGTTTTATTGTACTCTGAGTTAAAGGCTATCTGTAGGATATGGGGGTCACCAGCAGTACCGTCTCCACTAAAGGTAGGCGTGATCTCGTTAAGCTCAATCTCACTGTAATCCACAGGACCTGTATACTCATTTTCGTTATCCATCGAATTTGATGTTAATCTCGTCCTCATCTCTATAATATTCGAAGCGATATTCGCTGTGTGAAACATGTCCCACTTTCCAATAGCATTAACAGTGTCCATCCACTTTACGAATAAGATAAGCTGGTACGCATCAAAATTCACAGAAGAGATTCTGTTATTAGACCCTACAGCGTAAGCATCAAAGATGTTTTCGAATCGCTCCTTGTTATCGGAGTCAAACCAATAGGTTTTAGTATTTTTAGTTATCTCATATGTTGCACCGTTAGTCTCGTCCCACTGAAAGTATATGTAATCGTCATCAGAGTCACCAGCAAGAAGACCGTCTATCTCCATTTCAGACATAAACGTTTCCTCGGGTTTGCCACCACCGTCTGGATCACCAGGAGGGTCAGGGGCAAACCCGTCCCCCAAGTTAATTTCCAGGTAATCTTGGAAATCCTCAGTGTAGTGAGGAATCGCCACCGTCACAACATTAGACATAGTTTGGATCATATCTCTCTTCAAGCAAGAGGGGTCAACACTCCAGTTAACGAGAAGATCATCGCCGACCTGTGGTGGAGTAATGCCCTGATTTGCACCCATGAATGAGAAAGGAGTAACTCCTGGTTCTACAACAGTGTCCCACATTTCCCCAAAGTTAACCGTGTCGGATGCGTACACTTTATTCGTGGCATCCTCCGCTATGAAAGCTTTCATGTTGTTCTGTTTAATGAACACTGAATCAGTATCAACAGTGAAGTTAAGCCCTTCGGGAGGAGTTCCCCATTTTACGTTATTCGCAGCAAGTTCATTCTCATCAAACGGATACGGGTCTGTAGTCTTAGGAGTATACCTAAGAACAGCAGGGAGGTTATTCATCTTACTACGGTCATATAAGAAATCCCCAGTACCTTCATTCATGGGGTAATAGGCAACTAATCCATCCTCATCACCCGTCAACCTTCGGAAATCATTATCAAGATCCCAATCCCCAAGAAGACTACCCGAAGCCAAGAAATGGGAAGTCTGAGGGCTATTGGGGTAATAACCACCGTATGAATACCTGATATTCTTCCATAAACGGAATTCCGTCATATATCCCTTAAAGTTATAGTCCGCACGGGTAAACCCAGAATAGTCAACAATGCCAGTAGCCCCATCATAAGAGGCACCACTACCATACCACATAGCTCCCGTTGCTTTCCATCCAGTCGTCTTGTTGTAGTCTGCACTAGTAGTGTTACCACCCAAGTACGACACCTGAGATTCCAGTAGCCCATACGGAAATCGATTAGAGGCTTCATAATTAATCCCACCAGAAGAATAAGCAGTATAAGAATCCCCCGACTCAGGGTTAGTTGAATCACGTAAATTGTAATCCTCAGCTACTGGATCATCGATGAGAGCAGGAATAGAGTGCCTTTGAGCGTAGGACCACTTAATCCCACGTGGTACCTCGGCAGGGTAAGACCCTGCTGGACCCGCGAATACTCTACACGTTGGGTCATAATTCGTCCAATAATCTTCCCAATCACTAGCAGTGAGCCCAGCAAGATCGTCTTCAGTACCACCGTAATGCCACTCTAAAACGATGTGATTCCACTGTTCATCCACCAACTGTTGACTAGCATCAAAAGTGTACGAATGTCCGTAGTCCCCTTTAGATCTGTAACTATTAGCAACTCCACCGTCAGATATCAAGTTACCAGGAGCGCCGTGATGCTGAATCCACTTAATTGTCTTCGCCCCCTGAAAAATGCTAAGGTACACTTCGATAAAGTCTCCCGTAGCGTTATGGGGGTAATGGTCCATAGAAGTTGGTGTCCAATTAGAGAGAAATGGACCCATGTGGAATAGGGCCAAAGTCTTAGTTTCCGACGTGTATGAAGGCCACACCCATATTTCCGCCACCCAGGATGTAACAGTAGAATCTATATCAAACGTCTGACCAGCACCATCGCCCCAGGATCCAACAGGCGATGCACCATCAACATTAGCTACGTGATTCCACACATTAGACGGAAACACAATATTGGGAGTTGCAGGAAACCTACTCCATCGGTGAGTTTTCCAAGGTTCGGGCCAGTTATCTAAGATAGGGTGATCATCAGTAGACGTTGCACCATGAGTCCACGGAAATGGTGCAGACGCATCGGGGGTTCTGATGTGGCCCATCGTGGCGTCTACGGGGAAATGCACAACCCTACTTTGTTTGTCATGCCCAAACGGGTCAATTGGATTCTGATGATAGGGCATTACACGTCCTCTCTTAAATGCCTAGACGGATCATATAGGTGTAAACTAAAGTTATTCGACGGATAGAAAGTATACCCCAATCTTCTGTCTGATGTTGCACCACGAGACCCTTCCTTCGACAGCATGGTTCCGCGCCCATCAACGCCTGGGCGTCCAGTTTCAGTTGGCCATCTAGTGTTGGGCTCCCCACTAATGGGCGTACCCTTAATTTCTCCAGGACCCACATCTACCTTAATAGGTGCACCACCCACAGCAACGGTCGATTTATGATGATACCTGGATAAACCAGGGGTGTCTTCCCATTTAGCAGCTTCAGTGTCAACAACGTCGGATACAGCAATTACCTTTGGGAACAGCGACTGCTTATGCAGCCTGTAAGTTTCGGGCAACGCTATGATGTCTTTCCAGGATTCCGTTACTGCGATCCCCAGAGAGTTTTTGTCAACAGCCCAAGTCTTTCCTCCGTTAGAGGTTTTCCAGATTCCCTTATCCGTAACCACAAATCCATCTTCTGTGTTGTAGAACACAACTTTCTTACATGTACTGATCGAAGAGTCTACAATAGTCCTGATCCAAGTTTCTCCACCATCTGTTGTACGGAGAATAACACCGTTGTCTCCAGCAGCCCATCCGTATACCCCAGCTTCATTTTCGGCTCTAGCAAGATCGCGTCCAATGAAAAACACAGAATTAAGGTTCTCGGAAGTAACCGAGGATCCTGTATTAAGTATGTGAAAAGGATCGATATTGACGATCTGACTTTCTTCGAATCCGCCATCCCATTCACTCTTGATGATAACACCAGAGTTACCACACATCCAGGCTGTCACCTTGTCAGCATCGGACTTAATAACAGCACTGTCGTTGATGGCATATTCTAGGTTTTCGATACCAACCGTATGCCAGTTCTCTGAATCACCAGGATCGAAATCTCCAGTTGCCTTATAATACGCGTAGTGGAACCCACTTCCCTGTTCTCCAATTGCATAAAGAGCAGCAAACTCGTTCTCCGCAAAGGTTAACACACCGTACTCTTGCTGATCATGGATATTACGATCGAAGCTCACGGAAGTAATGTCTAGATTGTCCTTGATGTTCTTCGGGTTGTCTCCGTTGATGTCAAAGACGTCCTTACCACCGTTGCTCCACTCAAGAATGTCCTGATCCTCGTTGTACACGCCAGTTACGTAGAATCCGTTATGCCCCACGAAGTGCATGGCATGATGGGTGTTATTCAACAGGTTCCTGCGTCCAACGTCCGTGAAGTGAAGTTCGAACATTCTTCCTTCATTGAAGATCTTCTTGGAAACCTGGAAGATGAACCTAGGAGTGCTAGGTGTCACACTGTGTAATCCTCCGTTAAGCGTACTGAACTTGTTGTAGTCCCATACGTCAGAGAAGGATAGTATACCACGAGAGTCGTAGTCAACCTTATTCGTAGTTCCGAAGAACCTCTTAAGCTGAGCAGAGTCTGCGTCCTCGGGATCATCGGGAATCGACGCTACGATATCCTCGATAGCCGACCAGAATGCACCCATGTACCCTGTCGATACAATAGCGTTGTAGTTCACCATGTCTGTAAAGGTATGGACATTCTGCAACATCACGGGATTCTCAATATCAGAATTATGTTTATCATTCCTAATATAAGAATAGGGAGTAATCGTAGATTCAGTATGGGATCGGGAACCTGGGAAACCGTCAAATAGGCCTTCATGAAGGTCATAGCCCTGGGTAGTTTTGAACAGATTCTTTCCTAGGGACCCATATACAGTCCTCTCACTAGGAGCCAGATCGTATCCACGCGGGTACCAGAATTCAGAGGACTCTCTGTTCGCTTCGAATCCCCCACTATAGGATTCCCCACCACCGTGCATGTACCCAATCCAGGCATCATAAGAAACGCCGCCGAACTCTCGGACAGATCTACCAAGCTGGCCTGAACGATCCCAAACTTCGTGCCAAGGAGAGTAAACATCAGATTTCCATTTGTTCCCTGCACCCTCTCCATTAATGGGATAAACTAAAGACCCAGGGCTTAGGATAGTAGCAATATTAGACAAAAACGGCCCATTCATTAGAGTGGGGATTATGTAATCAAAGAATCTGCCATACGCCTGATTTAGCGTAGTTACGGAACTCTCAGAGTACTCGCGAAGAGCACCTAGAACGTCGTACACTTTCATGAACGGAAGAGTACCCGACCAGTTATTGACTGTATCATACCCCTGGACTATGGTGAACGAACTAGACTGATTCATCAATGAGTCATCACTATGCCCGTTATAGGACCTACTATAGATGTATTTGTACCCTGCCATCATGTACGGCATACGCATGGCTGCCTTATGGGGCATGATCCAAGGCCACAGGTGCATGTCGGAATCTACTTGGTACATCAACGATTGAGACGGGTCTGAAAGAACGTTAGTTAGACTTTCATCCATGTAGTTGCTAGGGGGAGGGGCAACCAGAGCACGGTATCTCTGTCCCGCTCTCCAGTCATGCACACAAGGGTATCCCCACCAGTGCATATCTCCAGTTCCTAACAGATGCGGGTACGCGATCTCCTGACCATAGTAGTGGTCAGTCTCTACGCCACCAACCTCATTCCATCCAGTTGCGGTGGAAATACCAAGCTTCCTGTTTACCATGGACCTTACAGAATCCCACATCGACTTCATATAGTCTGCGTAGGCTCCCGCCCTCTCCCCGTCCTTAAAGCGGATCTGGGACAGGGGGTTCCAACTCATGGATAAAGTCGGCTGGGTAAACATCAGAGATAGGATAGAGTTCGAAGGACCATAAGAATCAGACTGGTTATCCCACCTATCTTCTTCTCTCCAGTTCTTGTAAAGCCCTGCCCAAGCGAAGTTACCTAGATTACCTCTATTGTAGAACCTATCGTTGATTAAATCGATGTCCATGTCATCAGCATTGGACTCTAGGATGTCATCTGGTTGGGTGATAAGCCTAGGGATTCCTCCCTTAGTTCTCACATCCTGTTTACCGTTATGGAAAACAAGACTATTCAAATTGCTGCTCCACACTACATTACCCCAAATCTGGGGAGTGGGCAGTTCTATGGGTAGTGTAACCCAAGAGTCATGGGCTGTCCTATAAGCAAAGATCTTCCTGTTTAGAGTAGTCCCCAAATTCTTATTGATCTCGTTAGCGATATCACGTCGGGTTTTGAGATCATCATTAAGGTCACGCCACCTAGTGTTTCCCGTTTCAGGAGTAAAGATTCCGTCAGAGAATCCACCCGCAGCGATAATCCAATCTCCGATTTCCTTGTTCTTCAAGATGGTGTTGCTAACATCCTCGGCGGGGATAACACAACAACTCATACCACGGTATCCAGCAGTTCCGTCCTTCCATCCAGCCCATTCCTGAGTGGGGTTGGGAGGAAGAAGCATGTCGTTGCCCCATCCTACCTTTTGCCACGTATCAAAATACGTGTGGGTGGTATCTGATGTAAGGGTTAGAACATTCGGATCGAAGTAATCATTTACAATGTTATCTTGAGCGTCAAGCCCACTATCATAATTTATCTGCGTGTCTACAAAGACCCTGATCCTCCTCATGGGGGAAGTCATATAATCCTTGGGATCCTGACCCCAACGCCACTTTCCGAAATCGAAGTGATTATCAGAAAGCCTATGCGCATGGAAAGCAGGTCCATAACCCAAGTAATTCAGAAATGAGGGATGATTCTCCCCTATGTTGTTTGAGGCAATATACCACTTTACAGGCTGTTCGAAAGCATCTGCTTCCCAAGGCCCATAATCATCATAGTCAGAGTGTTCTGACGTAAATCCAGAAGAAACATCCGTACAAGGGATCCTTACAGGACTTGAACCGCCCGTCAGATAGGCAAATCCCCTATAGAAGTACTCCTTATCTTCCAGAATTCCACTCTCAACTCCCATATTTACGGGAAGATAGTTATTTCCGCTAAACCCAACGTAGCTATTGGTTCCACTAGATTGTGAAGGTTCCGCTAGGGTACCGATACTAGACGCAGGACCACGTGAACGCCAAATAATGGGTACTCTAGCTGCGCCAATCTTCTGCTGAGCTGCTGGCATATAAGACCCAAGTCTCCAACTATTATCCTGGAAGTCCATAATGTACATCTGGCGGGAAGAAGACGCGCCGATACCAGCAATCGCTCTCATGCCCCATCCAGTGTCGTTATCACCAAACGGCCAGATCTCAATGTTCTTGCCCTTGTCAGTCATGGCGGGCTGGTCTTTCCACTGGTAATAAGAAGAAGGATCGGTCCACTCAATATCGTAATGTCCATTCTCGTTGGTATTCCCACCGAAGACATACATCTTCTTTCCTGTACCGTCATTGGCCACTACTGTACAGTGGTCAAACAGACCGCTTTTGTGCATATGATCTTTATTAGCTAGCGCTCTCTTAGCGTCATCAGTGTAGTCGGGAGAGAAGTATCCAGGAATACACCCATGGGTAGTCCCATCGTACCCGTGCTCAGGCTCTAAAGCATTGTTCATGATTCTAGCCCAATTCGATACATCAGTACCAGATTTACGGGACGAGTCCCATACCATCCTAAACTTACCGTAGTAATCTTTGATCTGGAAACGGAAAACACCATTAGTCGGACCCTCTAACTCGTGGTATCTAGACTGACCAACATTAGCCGAATCTCCGTCTTTAAACAAGAGGTTATAACCGTAGGAATCCGAATAATCGATAGGATACTGATCAGTACCAGCAGCCGCTGTATAGTCCGTAGCGCCCGCATCGTCATCCGTCTTCCAACCCAGCCCAATGCTAGTCCCAATGAATCCACTGTTAGCATAAGGGAATAGATTAGACGGAGCGTTCATGGTAGAGTACTGGAAGAACGGGTCACCAAGGAACTGGTTAACATCAAAATCAGAACTGGATGAGTATCCTAAATTATGCTTAGCTGTATGAGTTCCTGTTAGCCACCATGCATTAGACGGCTGCTTAACGTACGTGTCCTTATCCGTCAAAACGTCACTATGCTTTCCAAACTTACTGTTATAGAAGTTAGAACTAAATACACCCTGCATAGCACCGAATTTAATAATCTCAAGGTTAGTCAGGTTGTCACTACCACCAACATAATACAACCATTCACCAACATCAGACGGATCTCCCGTTTCACTTTCACCTAACGCCACGAACACCATCTGCCCAAAGATGCGCTGGGCGGGAGATCCGTCATCGGTCCATGATGCTACTTCATCATTATGCCCGTATCCAGCAGGGCCAGGAACAGGGAGCCAAGCAGTACCCAAGTTTGTAGCATCGGCACCCTCATCTGGGGGATTGGATACTGACAAATAGGCCATCCCTGACCTGTAGTTATCCATGGATACTCCACCGTCATGGTCGTACCATACAGCTTGGCTAAGGGAAACTCTCTTCATCCCCTTGTACCCACCCCAGAAAGGAGAACTTGAGTCCTTAAGACCCGACTCATCGAAAGAATTGTAGGTTAGGCATTCTTCGATAGAGAAGTAGTTGTTGTCAAATCTATTACCAATACCATCCGTTAAGAATGTGGTGGTTTTACCCTGACCACCATCGTATTTGGCCGAGTATCCTCCGTTACCAAGAGAGAATGTGTTAGGAACACCACCAAGATTATAAATGGCACGGTTACTGGAATCGTACGCAGAAGCAGTAAAGATCCTAGCTGTAGGAGCGTCAAACTCTTCCATGTAGTCTTTGTAGAGCCCATAGTCAACGTTGTTGCTGTTCCAACCAGGAGTTCCATCTGCAGCAAAGGGAATCAACCTCAACCCATATACTTTACGTCCTAAGGTCGACGCGTTAACGCTATCAACAGTTCTGGAAGCAATTCTGTACATAACAGCACGGGGGGATCCCATGTCAGACATGATGGACTGAGTAAGGGCATACTGTAAAGCAGACTGACTCTTCCACCAAGCTTCTGAATCACGGATAGTGGGCTGGAGAAGATCCTGTACATCTAAAATCTTAAGCTTATCTGGAGAAGGTGCAGACAGTGAGTGCTGCATCATTTCCCAAGCACCAGCTGGGCGCTCCTTAAAGTTAACGTTGTCCCATCCACCACCATAACCCGCTAGATATCCAGATTCAACGTTATCCGCATAGAAAGTCCATGGGTCATAGATAACCTCAATAGGAACATACTCAGTTCCCGCTGCAAGATATCGCATAGCTTTCTTAATCTTAGCCCAACGAGAGTTGTACCCACCAACTAAGTTAACGGGGCGAGTCCACTGATTCCATAGATACGGATACTGAGAGAAGTTGCCCTGATACCCCGTAGCTGATCTATCAAGACCATCATTCGACGGATACCCAGCATCAAACCTGATAAATGACGCCATGTTCATAAAGGCGTCGTCCTGATTAGCATTTATAACCTTGGAATCTCGTCCGAGCATGGTAGGAATAAAGTCCTTGTGGTCGTACGTCTTAGAGTCCAGATAGTAAACATTAGTAGCATCAGCAGATCCGCCCTTATTTTTTAAGACAGACTCATCATAACTTCCATGCATGCCCACAAGAGTCATCGGGTAATTCAGACCGTAGTTGTAATAGATGGAACTCCCAGAAACACTAGAGGTATCGATGTCGGAGTATAACCAGTTCGAAGCGTCATCTCGCTCCCTATACCTAACCATCTGGAATCTTCCCTGCGTGTATCCACTGTCCCCACGGAATATGGCGGGGGTAAATACTCCAGATATCGTCGTGAAACCGCTTTCCCAATGAACGGCTATGGGTCCGTTTACAGATCCAGTGTCTCCAAATCTCGACCCATATAGTGATGAGTAGTCTAAGAAGTAGTAGGAGCTAACCTCCGCGTCAGAGAAGTACCCAAAGATAGGGTAAGCCCCATCATGGTACTGATTGTCGCTACCACTAATCACTCCCCTAGCCACATACGCGTCATAGTCAACGGATTCAGGGTTGGCGATGTAATCATCATAGATAAAATTGGGGGCGTCAATACCCATGTTTCTAGGGATGCCCATCCCATACCCAGGGGTACTATAGAGAGTAGTGTTCCCGTTAGACGCCATCTGAGCGTACTCGTCACTCATGTGCCTAGAGCCATAGAAAGAACTGCCGCCCATTCTGCTTCCGTGAGCGTTGATCGATCTAGTAGTCCTGGGATCACCCCACCCGTTAGACATTTCATACCTGTGAGTGTTTCCTGAATCCGAAGTCCAGAAAAAGTAGAAATAATCCTGACTATAGGGCATACCTGCCCCACCAAAGGAGATGATGAACTCATCTGTGCTATCCGACATTCTTTCGTCAACCTGAACGAAACTACCAACGTTGGATGCATCCATGATAACCATGCCGCCACCGTAGCCGACATCCATCAGAGAATGCTTAGAGTCCCTGATCTGAGTGGAGTTTTCTGCCCACTTGAGTTCTTCAAGATGCTTGTCAGCATATCCAGATCCCCATCCCTCGTACAGGGTGAAATCACCAGCACCCTCATTATCGGCAAACCCTATTTTTCCGTAAGCGTTGTGGCTCGTAAAGTCCACCCTGTTAAACACCGAATTCTCAGACAAACTATAAGTCCAGTAATCCAATCCAAATTGTCCGATTGGATGCACGTGAGTGTCCAGCAGCTCATTACTAATCAAATTAACAATAGAAGGAATCTCACCTATGTAATTCCATGTAGCTCCACCGTCACGAGAAACCCAAATGTTATTCTTGTTAGCCTTAGTATGAGTTATGGCGATCACCATATCGTTAATAGAGAAATCCACACTCTTCACTCTAATAAACGCGCTATTCGTGAGAAGGTCAACGTACGGGATAAATACAACATCAGCACCGCTTACCATGTCATCTTCTGTTAATTTCTTGAGATGGATATGTGGGGACCCAAACTGATTAGCGTCGATCGCCTGAGACATGTGGGTGTTCATCCACTCGTTAGACGGGTACGGTCCCCAACTCTTCTTGGCAGACCTGGGTAACCATCCACGACTAGTGACTAACATGTTTTCAAGGTCACCGTATTGCCCTTTTGTTACTCCCCCATAAGTCCAGATTACAGGGGTTGTGGCAATCCTGTGGCTTTCTTCTAGGATCAAATTGGGGTAGTACACAACAGGAGAATCTGATCCACTGTGCATGTCACCACCAGTAGCTACTCCCATGTCGCCTATGAGGGCGTTATGCATAGGGAAAGAAAGACCCTGATTGACGTATTTAAGAAGGTAATTCCACGGATCAGGCTTGGTAGTCTGGAAGAAAAGGTTTCTCAGATAGCCCTGATCGGACATCGCTAAGTCGTAGGTACCCACACCCTTTCTAGCAGACCACCACGCGTTAGATGGAAGGGACTGGTAATAGTCTCTGTTGGCTGGATAATGCGTACTCCCGAATAGGTTCTCGTTCTCACCATTGGCATCGACGGTATAAACCTCTCTCCCATCATCGGTGTACCCAGACGGTTCCAAGTGACGAGAACGCTGCATCCATTCAGCTTTCGCAGCACGGCCATATTTAGCGTGATTAGCCCCGATAAGAGCCGCTTTCTTAAGTTCACTAACGGGACGGATCGCACGATGCGACCAGAAAATATCTTTAAGATTTCCGTTGTCGTCTGCCATAAATTCGGGGATGTCAGAGTTCGATGGAGATCTCCATACTCCCTCTAAAAATTGACCTGCAGACTGAGTTTCAGCCATCCTCGTGTACCAATCTGAATCGAACTCTCCCTGTAGGATACCCCCTCGACCCCAATCAGAGTGTGATAGATGGCCAGCGTAAGTTATAGCATCCGATTTGTACTGCGTGTTCCACACGTGGTGATCCGCCTCAGATCCGCCAATTACAGTATTGGAAGCCTCTTTGTATAAGGCCAACCCATTTCCAGAATAATCATACAGATACATGTTGTTGGACGCGTCCCCCTTAGGGACTTGATCCGAAGTTCTAGTATCAGACATAAACGGATAGTAAACAGAAAGCTTATTGCTTACCTCATTTAGAAGAGCAGGATCCCCGTATAGGGACCCCTTCCTGGGGCCACCGATAATAGCCTTTTTGTTGATGTCAAGAGTGTTATCCTTATCCAGAGCCACTTTCCAGAGGACCACTTCGCGAAGGTCCTCAAATCTACGGTGTTTCTGCACATACTCAAACATGTTGGACGCTTCAACCGTAAGTCCCCAGAAATCTTGGTTGCTTCCATCAGAGAACCACCACTGCTTATCCTTGTTAGGACCTAAGTGGTCAACAGTAGACAGATTACTATAGTGATGAGGAACATGGTTAACACCAAGGATCGTACTAGTGTCCGTGTTTCTTATCCCATCAGAGGTAAAGTCCGAAGCAGCACTTACAACACTACCTCCCGACCACTGACTAAATCTATAATCAGCGAACCAAATACGAATACCGTTTAGATACCAACGAACCTGGGCATTTGAAGGGCTGTCGCCCGCTGCTGTGTTATCCAGTACAACTGTAATCTTTCTATTTGCGGTGTATAAACCAAAGGGAGATGGGAGCCCACAAGTTTTAACGTTAGACCCATCACCCGTGTTATACCCACTTCCACCATCGTTAGTAACAACAGTGTAATTCTTTCTTCCCATATCATGAGTAGAGTTGGGATAAACTGAAGACAGATCGGTTCCAAGCAGTTTCTCCTGTTTGCCACCAACACCCTTAGTTATATCCCCCACATCGTGCTTCTCTTCACCGTCTCCCCTGTTAGTTAGTCCTTCATCTGTTTCATAAAACATGGGGTATACAGTTGCGCCACCACTCGTATAACGATGCTTCCACTGCCAATCCGACGCGTCATCGGAATAATGCCACGCCGTTTTTGCTGTAACCGAATTCTGCTTATCGTAGGTTGGATGGCCGTAATCAATCGTGTCCTCAGTTTGGAACGATCTAATAATCGCTTGATACGGGCATCTAGCAAATACTTCCGTTCCGTCATTTAAAGTAGCGCAAACTACAAACCCACCACCATACATCTTTTCACTAGAAGCTGGGTTCCCATATGTCCACTTCTTAGCCCCCCAGTACTCCTGACTAGAAGAATACGTTGGCGTCGATGTGCTAAAATCTGGAACAGGAGTGGACGGATCAAGGGCGAGTCCATTTTGATCATACATCTCCGTCTTCCAAGAACCACCTCCGCCTACATCATCAAATGGCATAGGAACCTCAGGTCCGATAGAAATCAGATCCAAATAGTTCCAGTTAGTGGCTCTACGGCCAGCCCCCGCATCGTTATAGTACAACTCGTCTCTAAATTCCCACCAGTCGGGACAACTAGGACTAGTATACTGATAACCACCGCCGCTTATTCCAAAAAATAAATCCCAGGTATCCCATGCGTTATCCATATTGCTAGCATCAGCAAAAATATCAAACGTATACTGAGCTTCGGGCATAATCAGGAATAGGCCAATATCTAAGCCACCCGTTCCAAAGTCGGTTTTATATGCTAGATCCGATGCCTCAGTAGAGTATGTACCCTTGGTAAAAATCGGATACATATGCAGCATCTTTTGGTACGCGATCTCGGTGCCACTATTCGTGGCGTCATGATATAAGTAATCGTTAGGGTCTCCATCAATAAGGTACTGCGTATACGAAGGATTGGCATCACGAACCATCGTCCAATTGCCCGCCCTGCCCATAGTAAGTCTGGGGATGAACGAAGCCTGAATAGTAAAAGCACCGTGATCATCATCGTACATGCTTGCAGCTTCAACAGAAGTCATATGGCGATGCATAGCAGAGTTGGTATGGATCTCCTCATACAACGAGCTAACACTAGAATCCCTTGCCACCAACCCATAGAACCCTGGGACGAACTGCCCGCCCTCAGTAGTCGTTCCTTCAAAATGTCCCAAATTCTCGGTTACATCGTTGATCCACTGTAGTTGATTATGGGTAGACTTTTGATACGGAAGGAATATATTAGTGTAGTACCCGCGCTCTGCAACATCCATGTGGCTTATGTACGTACTATTAAACCTGTCAAGCGCAGAAATTCCAGCCCACTTCAGCCACTTAGGGTAACTCCATGATCCACTTGAATCAGTTTCACTAATCCCCCCGCCAGATGCAACTTTATCCTGTAGGAACCTTTCGTCGGGCATACTGAATCGAGACTCGGCTGTTGAATAATTCGTCCACCAGTTCCTGTGCATGTTCATGTACGGGTTGGACGGATTAAAGGGGAGATCCCCCTGACCTGCCGAAGAAATACCAAAAATCCTACCTAAAGACTTAACACCTTCTAGAGTACCACGGTGCCTAAAGAAATAGGGGATGTTCTGCAGGATAATATCCCACTGTTCCCTCTCATAGTCGTTTCTCCACACGTTTGAGATGTCCTCTTGGTATTCCGTGCTACCAAGCATCTCGGGGGTAATCTCAAGTCCCAGATCATTGGTAATAAACGAGTACAGTTCACCAGTAAAGGCGTGGATGTGATTCCTAAGATAATTGACATAAGAAGTATGACGAGCCTCGATAGCCATATCGATCGACCTCTTAAGAGTGTCAAACTGGATGGCATATGCTTCCACGATCTTCTCAAGCAGATTTGACCCACCATACTCGGTAGCGTCTAGTTTTCTAACTAACTCGGGGACCAGTCCCCACAGAATGTTAGAAACGTCTCTGGTTATATCATCTTTAAGATGTCTCTGATAAGGAGTACTCATTTATGTTCCTTCGTTTACCAGTTCCCCGTCCACTCAGAGTGACGGGCAAAGAAAAGAGCCAGGGAATGGAGGGTTCTGAAGACAAGCCTTTTCGCGTCCCCTAGAGAATTTACGTCATCGATCAGGTCTTGTGCCTGACTGGATGAGTAAGCGGTAGAGTTTTTGTGGAAGTAATACCCGTAGTCTTCATCAGTAACTTCGCCATGCCCCTCCAAGAGCCTATAGAAATCAGATAGGTTACTCCAGATGCTACTCTTGTAATACGTGTAGAGGTAGAGTTGCCACAATAGGAAGTACCAAGAAAATCCTGAATTGTTGTAGTATCCAGTGGCTCTAGAAAACCCATAGAAAAAACTGTTTGGGTTAAATAGTTCGTCTATTTCTAGGTTGGCGAGGGTTGCTTCCGCTACGCCAAATACCTCGGCCATGACGGGTCTTGCCGAAACACTATACCCATTTTGTGAGATTGTCCAGTTTCCTCTTATGAAATCCTCTACGATCACCCTACTATCTTGCTGATTCTCTTCGAAGACGATTTTCTTGATGTCGGGAAGGACCTTAATATCCGATTTCATGTAGACAGGGATACCCGACATCGGACTGTGGTGGAGTATTAAGTTGCTAGCTTCTACATTCGAACAAAAATTCACAATGTTGGTGGGGTCTACATTTCCACCAGTACCGTAGCTAGCACGAGGGGTAACAGGGGTTCCTCCCGTTTCCCATCCACATCCGCCCTGGCCAAATTTGATGTGTATTTTAAACATGTCATTATCTTCGTCGTATTCCATAGAGTATACATTAGAAGACTCATTCCAGTATATATACAAGATGTCTTCAATGGGAAGAACAGTATCTGAAATCTCATGAGTATCATCAGTGTACACAGCTCCCGAATCCTCTTGATGTGTATTCCTGATAGAAAAAGTCAAGCGTTCAAGCGTCGACTCCCCATCAGTTCTTTGGTTGAACACTCTATTCCACGCAGGACCCTTAAGATGATGGTACTGCTTAGTCAACGTAGGACTTGAAGGATTGTACACTGTATACACTGATGGGATCCAAAGGTAGTCCTTATAGTAGTACCTAGTTAGGTTGGTGGCATCATCCTGGTACTTACTTGTGTCAATGTTGAAAGAAGCATACTGGTTGTTAAGACAGTCTCCCCAACCATCGGAACCACTATCAGGGAAATGAGACCATAAGCCCATCTTATACGCCCAATGCAAGACATCGTTCGCGTTATGGTAATCGTGAGCGCCAGATCCCGAATCTTTAAAGTAATAATCATTGGACGCGTCATAGGGAGACAGTACTCCGTCTTCCCAATGGGACAGGGATTCCCCGTGTAGAATCTGCGCCATTTCTTTCGGGGTTGGGAACCAGAAATCATCAGTTGGACTAGCGACAAACGGATTGTGGACGGTAAAAAAGCGGGAGGGCGCTCTATGGAGAAGGTTAGTACCAGTAACCCCACCGCTAGTATAATAGTCTGAAGACCTTTCAATAAGGGGGGATCTCCATCCAAAAAGTACAAACATCTCCGATTGTAAAGCGGGGGCAAGTATACAATGTTCTTCAGACCCATACCTGCGTCCATCAGAAAGCTTGGACGGTCCCCGATCTACGCTGATTCTAAATTCAAAATTAGACGCATCATCTTCTTCCGCAGAACAATACACCCAATGAGTTATTTGATGACTGTAAATAAAAGGCGGCGGTATGATCGACGCTGTAGCATTAGAGGTATCCAGCCTAAGCTGGGTGTAGCTCATTGCCGTTTTCTTATTCGCGGACACTCCATTGGGTATGTGCTTGGGGTACACGTCTGAAATAAGCGTCGATCCCGTTAGAGGAAAATCGTTAGCTCCTACGGGTAGATCATCGCTCGTGGGGACACCAAATACGGAAGAACCCTTTTTCGCAAAATAGGCGAATGAAGAGGGATCAAACTGCTGAAACACCGTGTATTGGTCGATGTTTTGTTTCTGTAGATAGTCGATCTTTTCAGTGTTAAACGCACCGCTTAATTGAGCATCCTTCGTTGCCCCTATTACCTCGGGCTGAAGACGACTCGTACGCTCATCTACCGTAACAATAACATCGATATCGAGGTCTCCTATTTTTACTTTCCCCCCATATAGAGAATCCCATACTTCCCCATTAGTATAGTAATCACCCAAACGTAATGTCAGAGTATCGGTCGCCCCAGGATTAAACCTACGACTCTTAAGAGAAGGAGAGTCGTATCTCAGCATCCCAACCTTAGGGGTCTCGGAGTCTTTAAGCCCAGCATAAGAGTCTATCAACTCAAGCTCATGGTACATAAGTACAGAATCGTTTTGGTCAACAACTGCACTTTGATGGGGGTATTCTCTTTTTCTAGTAATATCCTTGTTATACACCTTAACGAACACCTTAACGCCAAACGCCTCTTTGTAGAAGTGAGCACCAGAATACATGTTTATCCTAGTATCGTACAAATGTGGGCGATCATTACCAGACGTGTATAGGGGAGAGAACGATGCAGACTGAGGGAAATTAAAATAAACAACGGGCACATACGGTCGGTAGTCGTCGTCAGTATCCTGCCAATACTCTCTATTCGGAGATTCCCAGGAAAAGTCCAGCCCTAAAGGACTCAGATTAGTGTCAGCCTCAACGATAACTCCGCCTAGCCCATAAGCAACGTTAGACACGTCCGAATAATTCGTGTCGACAAGGATAATCCTATCCCTAGCTTGACCACCAGCGATACACACGGTGTTTACCCCAGCAGTGTTAGTGATGTTCCTCTCTGTAGACGTTACAAGAGTTCTCTGTACGGGGTTGTACGTTGTAAACGAAGAACTATAGGGGTATAGACTACCAAACGAAGGAAACCCAGCAGACAAGAAAAGATGGCCGTACTCTCCAGCCCCGTGTACATGCTTGTTAGGAATAGTTGACGCAAGCTCTGAAATAATGTTCATTCTAGTATGGCCCACTCTATACACATTCTTTGTGGGTAGCACAGAATAACTATTTCTCTTCTCATGCAGTGCGTCTAAGAGATTTTCTGGATTTCGCTTCTCGATCATTATCGTACATCTCCAGTAATCTGATTAATTTGATAGATCTGATGGGGGTAGATCATAGTGATATTGGTTATATCTTCCCTGTTACTCAACAGATTAGTTTTGTCTACGTCCCCATCTTCATACACAATAAAGGAAACCATGTTCCTTACTCCTGGTACTAGCATAAGCAATTTTACGATATCATCGTATACGATAGGTTGTCCGAACTCCCAATTTGTAGGGTGGAAAAATTCAGCCAAAGCCTCATTAACGCCGTTAACTGTAGAAGAAACCTGATGGTTGCCGTATACCGACAGTATATATTCAACATTGATGTCAATGATCTCTGGTCGTCTAAAGTATACTGTGTCTGTCAGCATTCTGTAGTGATCAATGTAATTAGACACCGATTGCTGTTCTTCTGTGCTAGTAATCTGGTCCAGTTTACCGTCAGATCCTAGTTTAACAACGTACAGATCGATTTCCTTATGCGTAAAAGAACTCCCCGTCATAGTAATCGAAGACGGATCTTTAAAGATCGTTACGTCCCTAACCGCCGCCCCAGCTTTAAAGATAGGAACTCCCCAATCGGCGGGGATCCTCTTAAGAATACTAATGTAATCATCCGCCGTGACAGCTCTCTCCTGATTTAAAAACACAGAGTGTACGTTGTGTCGAATCTCTTCAACAGTCTCGTCATCCATACCGCCCGCCATCGCCGTAGATTCTACCACAGTGGGTGTGTGGATATCGGTGTCATCAGGAGACAGATGATAAGCTAGAGTTACATTGGAATCGCTTAAAGCATTTTCCTTAATGTTAGTTTTGTTACCCTTAGATGTAAGGTAGATACACATGATTTCCGTACCTGCATCGGGACGCTTACCCAGAGGCCAATACGGATCACCCAGGGATGCACCACCATAGAGAGGATGTGTAGGAAGATCGGCCTTATCGGTCATCCCTAAAACATCCCTGTCTTGATATCCAAACACTAACTGAGTGCCGTACGATGTGTTTCTGGTAATGAACCTACGCCTTGTTTGAATTCGGGTTTTTCCACTATGTACGGAATCTTTTCTTACAAATCCGTAAGGGTTTACCATGTAATCTACTTCAAACCACATATCGGCGAACGCATTTCCTGTATAATGCTCTGTCCCACTATCCCAATCCGTGTGAGCTGAAAACACTCGATGGAAATCGTCGTCGTATAGGTTAATAGTTTCAAACGCCTGTCCTCTAAACGGACCTAAAACCATAGTAGAGAAGTATGACCCCTCTACAGGAACACGAGCAGAAATCGTGTGCACGCCAGACCCCCCTATCTCATGGGTCCATGTGATCGAGTTCGCGGCCCTAGAAGAAACCTCCGTTCCGTCATCATCAACAAAAAAAGATGATGTCTTGTCATTCCAATCAACCTCTCTCAAAAACCTGTATCTAACGTCGTTCCCATCATCGTCTATAATGCTAAAATAAGAGTTGTAGATGTCTATTCTAGGAAGGTTGGTCTTAAGAGCCTTGGCCCCGTTTGTCCACAAAGAGTCACTTATGCTAATAGACATAGTAACGTGTCCTCTAGCAGGAGCCTTTTTCCTAGGCGAGTATCCATACATATGAGCCAGTCTATAAATCTTGTCTGTCTCTTGGGCTGTCGTAATGAACATCTCATTGAACTGTTTGTCAATGTAAAAGTTTAAGTTATCCACAGCCAACGCATTAAGGTCTAGAAGAACCGACGCTATCGAGTTTTCATCATCAAGGTTAGATGAAAAATCTGGGTACTTTTGCCTGAGATACGTTCGGATATCTTCCTTCAAAGAAGCAAAATCTCTTCCAGTGTAGTCTATTTTGTTATTGAGTGACATTTTATACTCCTATGATTAAAACGTCTTCTTCATCATTGAAGGAAGGTAACGAGTAATAGATACTGATAGTTATCTGATTTGAGTCTAAATCCGCAACATCGGCACCGATCTCTTTTATCTCTATCTCTGGAAGCCATGTTCGAACTGCCCTAGACACATCCGTTTCCACCTGCATAAGCTCTGCATCAGTGAACTGACTGAACACGTGGGTCCATAGGCCCGTCCCATAGAACAGGTTCCCTCCACGCTCGTTGAACATGGTAGCCAACAACATCTTTAGTTTATTTTTAATTATTACTGTGTAATCATCCTCTAACTTTAGTCCATCTGTTAAAGGCCAAGTTAGAAAGTTCTTTTTCTTATGTAGTACGGTTTTCTGTACTTCAGGCATCCTACGCCTCCATAATAGAAATAATCATGTCTTCTATTCCCACAAAAAATGTAACTCTCGTGTTAAGTCCAATTGTAAATCTTTGATTTAGAGGGTCCCAACTAACATTGTCTATTCTTTTCCCCTCAAGTGCATTTTGAACTAACGTTAAAAGAGCATTAAGCTCAACTTCGCCTGCCATATTCTTACCTCATATTCGGGTTAAAGTTTAATCGTACCCACCCAGCAGAGTATCCACCAGTACCCGAAACCGTTACAGATATCCCAACTTGTTGAGTGGCACCTCCAAATTCAACCTTTTCTGGTGACCCGCCGTTGTCTACTTGATAATATAACCCCATTCCAGTGGAATTATTAGTTGACCTAACGTCAACATACCCGTGTACACACATTTTTATTGCGTCACCGTTACTACCATCCTCTAAGGCTACACCACAAGGCCACCTATCTCCTGCTGCTGTGTTTTTCTTTACAACTTTCCCACCTGGGCGATGAGCAGCATCTTCGCTCCATCGCAGTAATTGACCCGCAAGAACTCCCGTACCAGTATCATATAGATGCACATCCTGGTAGAAACATTGGTGGCCTGGGAATGTGTATCCCCCCTGGCCTTCGCTGGTATCATACCACCCCATATTACTGCCATCAATAGTCTTTAAATGGGAGTTAGAATGGGTATTTTGTAAATATTCTACTTCATTTTTTGTAGTGGTAGCTTCCGCAATCTCGCCATCGCTTTGACTTACAACTACCTTATCTCCAGCAAAAGCGGCGTCCTTGGCAGCATAATTGTTGCTAATATCCCCCGTTATATTATTAAATTGAGTTTGGATAGAACTCGTCACACCAGATACGTACCCAAGCTCTGTAGAGGTAGTTGCGGATTCGAAAAGTCGCTCTAGAGAATCTGTATATGTTGCACGACCACCAAGCCACGACCCACCACCAATGGTAACTTTAGTGTTAATCTGAGTTTGGATGGACGATGAAACCCCATTCAGGTATCCAAGTTCAGCAAGACTAATCGTAGAACTCATGTCTAGAAATCCACTAGCATCGGTGACCACAACACCGCTAGGAGTCAAACCCATAAGGGTTTGTAAATTTACGTACCCATCGGCCATTGCAATAGTGTGTGTATTCCCCGTTGTTATGTTCGACGCATCAAATGTGATGTTTCTGGTGTTATCATCTGCATCGTATATTTTAAGTTGGTTGTCAGAGAACTCCGTGATGTCCGCTGCTGATATAGCATTGTTTATATTAGTGGCATCATAATACTCATTGGTGGCGTCCCACGTGAGAATAGACCCACTAACAGGGAGAGTTCCGTTCACATCAGCGTTGTCGCTAATCTCGTGAGAACAGGCGGGCTTAACAAAAATCATGCCCTCATTCTGGTGCGCGTTAAGAACCCACCCTAAAGGAACTCTATGGCTAGGGGCTATAGGAACCGTACCAGTATGTTCACCTGCCATAGTATCTGATAGCCACAAGGTGTCTCCATCAGAATAGTTTGAGGTGTCCAAGCCATGGAGAGTACCAAAATTAGTAACATACCCCGTGTTATTGTTTGAGATATTGTGTGTAGTAAACCCGAATACAACTGCTGTGTTAGAAGCATCCGCTTTTGCTAAATTGATGGTAGGAAGGTGGGCCTGTCCCCCATCAATGTATATGACCTTCCCATCAGGAATGTCTGACCCAGATTTATTAACAACTCGCATCCATGTTTCCTGGCCGAGATTCATGGTTACGTCGTTTTTGTCGTTATATACGGAGAGAGCTTTATGTTCGTCGTCCCAAAATATTCTTCCCTCAAGATGATCGGGATCTGTAAGTTCAGTGGTAAAGTCTATCACGTCGAAGGTATTACCGTAGTGGTTATCACTGCCAGTATACACAGCGGAAATTCTAGAGAGTAGTTTTCTAACTTCTCCCCAAAGGTAGTGAACAAAGCTTCGAAGATCTTTATTCGCCATCGCGATATACCATCCCGTGGATGTTGATCACATTTGCCGTTTCAGCATACGCTCTAATGACGTTTGCGTTGTTAATAAGCAACCCTGCCGCAACAAGGAAGGGTCCGTTGGATGGCTCGATGTTTATGACCATCTGATTAGACGCATCCACTCCACCCCATTCTATGGTTAAATCAGTTCCCACAGATGCGGCGGCGGCTCCCGCCGTACTATACGCATACAAGTATACCTCATCCCATACAGTCGAAAGCGGTGTTGCAACATGTACTACTGTTCCTGGGGTCGCGGTCGCTACAACTGTCACTACGCCACCACTTGTTATGCTACCACCAGATATAGGACTAGGCATAGGGTTCTCCGTTATCGCTTAGAAATAGATCCAATTTTTCTTTAAGTTCCTCTACTCTACTGTTCATCTCAGATATTAAACTGTTCAGATTTGGAAGCGGTAGTTTCCCTATTCCTCCTGATGGTATAGAACTACTCGGAGGAGTTACGGGAGGGCCAGTAGCGCCACCTGCGGGAAGGACCGCATGAGTATGTCCAGACCCAGACCCCCCTCCAGAAGCTCCTACGGACGCCGCAACAACGGGAACAACAGCGTTAATTGCTGCTGTATTCGCTGCCACGATTGTTTCGATTCGATAGGCCATAGCTTTTATTTGTTCGTTCATTTCTTCTAAATGGGAATTAATGTATGTTCTTAGATCCATGTTTTCATTCCCAATAAAAGTCTGATTCGATATAAGCTTAGTAGTAGACTCATCGGCTTCCATGTACCACGCCGTGTTGTCCGACCCCTTTACTCTTATCAGAACTTTTTGATCCGTAACATGTTCTGGCCATTCATCCTTTTTGATGAGAGAGTGTAGCCACGAACCACCTCTCCTATTCTTTATATCCTCGTATAGGGTATACACTGTGTCACCTTTAGAGGGTAAGTATAGTACTACCGTATTACTGATAGGAGTGTACCAGTCTAAATGGTCATCGGATACTCCGTCATCGAAATGGAGTAGCCTAATCTTAATTCTTCCTCTGTTCTCTTCGTCATCGTTATCGACGACAGTTCCCTTATATAGAACCAACGTGGGCTTGTATGGGTCCTTTTGGTCTGACATGAAATCCGATACCATATCAGTGATAACCCTAGACGAATCGATTACGTGATCCATGTTTCTTCTGGGCATACTATTCAGCCTGCTGTTCAATAACTTCGTTGACGATTACTTTCTTATCATCTTCTGTCAATAAAGCTGGCTTTTCTTCTGTCTTCTTACTTCCGTCTAGGACCAGCTTCATCTTAATCTCAGCTATCTTTAACATTCTGGATGAAGCGGCACCAGCTTCCTTAAGGAAATCTGCAGCCGTCTTCCCCGCCAGAACTAATTCAGTATCGGCATCGAGATTCGTCAAGTCCCCACGCAGTAGGATCTCAGCAGCGTCAATGGCTAACTTTCTCTCTATCTCGATGTTCCTGTGGAGAGAATCGAGGTACTCCAAAAGTTGCTTTTGATCCATATTAGAGATGTTTTTCTTTAAGGTCATGATAATCCTCGTGTAGTTTTTTAAGAGAGGAACTGATAGCTTTGGTTTTGTATCCAGTTATCTCTCTTAGAATATACAGGAGATATTTCTTCGTCAGAATCTCTAAGATATCCTTGTGCTCTAGAACCAACACCAAAGCTTCAAAAACCGTTATATCTTTAGGAGTATAGGGGGGATATCCCATAGCTATTCTGTCTTGGACTGTCTCAACTAGTTCAGTAATAAATAGTGACGTGTCATGCGAATTAACCAAAAGATCGATCACATCTTTGCTTTTTTCTCTCAACTCATAGTTGACTTCTAGGTTATCGTTGACATACCAATCATCGTCGATATCTGTCGTTCGCTGGTTGTTTTTTTGGTTACGTTTCGATTGGGCGGTAAGGTAATTTCTAAGTACTACGGTAAGATAGGAGAAAACCTTTCCTTTTTCGATGTTTACTTTCGGAAACTGAAGAATGAGAAACCCCTCACAGTCATCCACCAATGTCCTAAACTCTATCCCTGTGTTATAATACTTGTATCTGTGTATCACGGCTTCTATTAACTGACGAAGAGGACCCCTTATACTAGTAGTGTACAATCTTCTTCGTTCAGGACTTTTCTCTAAGGTGTTGTACTTAACGACAGCATTTTCAGTGTCCTTATTAAAATAAATTCGATTCTTTTTTGCAGCCATGACCATCCCTCTATTTACCAAAAATATACTTTTATTTTAAAATTTTTTAAAAACGTTTTAAAAGAAGATTTTTCTTTTTTTTGTTTTTCAATAATAAAAAAAACAAAAAGTTATTATTTTAGTAAATAAAATTAAAAGGAGAAAAAGTGAAAATAGCGCATCTGGCAGACATTCACATACGACTTTCATCCAGACATGACGAATATCGTCAGGTGTTTAAAAAGTTGTTTACATCCCTCAGGGAAGAAAAACCTGATCTCATCATAGCAGCAGGGGATGTAGTACATTCCAAAACTGATCTTACTCCAGAACTTATGATCTTGGTTAACGAATTTTTTGAAGGGCTAGGACTTATTGCTGAAACGTATGTTCTTCCAGGCAACCACGACTTCAATGTTAAAAACACTGAAAAAATAGATGCTCTTACCCCTGTGTTTGAAATTAAGGGTGTATTCCCCCATGTACACCTAATTGATACTCCAACTTCAGTCTACAAGGAAGATATTAGAGTAGATTTCCATCATCTTGCGCACCTAGACCATGTATTTGATGTTGAAGCCGACCGTCCTTTCGATAACATGCACTGTGTAGTTGCCGTAGCCCATGGCATGTTGGAGGGATCCCGTACCAAGGATGGGTTCGTTTTCACCAGAGGTGACTACACAGCAAAGCATTTCAAAGACTACGATATTGTAATGCTTGGCGACATCCACACTCGCCAGGACCTTGACGGGAACGCCACCCGTGCGTACTCAGGTTCCCTTATCCAGCAGAACTTCGGGGAAGAAAAGGAGAAGGGGTATCTCCTATGGGATACCGACACTCTAACTAAACGTTTCATTCAGATTGAAAACGACCATGTGTATCACACTATCCGTTTGAAGGAAGGGACGGAGCTTCCAGATCTAGATTTCGAAGCCAAGCACTTGGACCTTAGGGTACTGTGGCAGATGGAATCAAACGACATCACTGGAGAAAAGTTCGGAGAGATTCAAAGCGCCCTAAGGGAAAAGTATAACCCTTCTTCCCTTACGGTCATCAGTATTCCTCCCGATGACGACCTTTCTCTGGAAACTGGAAGTATTGGCACCGAAGGCTTTGACCTTAACGAGTTTGTGGGGACTTCTCTTCAGTCTATCGGCCAATCCGAAAACTTAAACGAAGATCAGATCTCCGATCTGATTGTTTACGACAACGATTTAAACCAGAGAATAGAGCCCCACGTCAATGCCAACAACATATGGAGCCCCGCGTATCTAGAATTTGATAACCTGTTCTCCTACGGGAAGGGCAACAGACTGGATTTCGATGAGAAGGGGATCACGGGGATCTTTGCTCCCAACGCCACTGGAAAGAGTGCATTGGTGGAGAGCTTCCTGTATTCTGTGTATGGTAGTGTGTCCAGGACTAAGAATGTCCGCGAGATTATTCGGAAGGGGACTCGCTCGTGTTCGTCCACTGTGTTTCTAAATCTTCACGAGAAGCTGTACAGGATCAAGCGTAAAGCTAGACTGATCAATGTCAAGCTGAAGATTACCAGTGGTCCGAAGGTAACTCGTGCCACGGGATCTGTTGATTTTGAGGTAATGAAAGATGGGAAGTGGGTGGCCCTAAACGGAGTCGATAAGAAGGAAACCGACAAAATCATCGAGAGCTACTTTGGAAGCGTCAATGATTTCCTACTGACGTCGTTCTCCGCACAAGGCGACATCGAAGCTTTCATCAACACTCAGGCCACGGATCGCAAGGACACACTGATTAGGTTCCTGGGGCTGGACTTCCTGGAAGAGAAATACAATCTGGCTAAGGACGAGCTTAACGGAATTAGCCAGGAAATCAGAATAACTGAGTCAAACCTTATGTTAGAAGGAGAAGTAGAGGGGAGTGCTGAGGTACTTTCGAACGTGTCGGACAGTATTGAAGATTTCCTCACCGCCAAGGATCTTCTCCTAACAGACATTGATTTGAACGAGAAACACAAAAGCAACCTCGCTGCTAGGCTAAAGCCAGAGTTTACTTTTGAACCTAACTTTAGGGAACTTGCAGAAAAGAATCGTTCGCGAGACACGAACGAAGTTGTTAGACTGTCTGGGAATTTATCATCCGTAAAGCGTAATCTGGAGGACACCGAAAAGCAGCTTAGGGAGCAGACTGAGATTAGGGATAACATCGATGTCGATGCCCATCAGCAGACCATCAGCAGGAACAACAAATTACTGGAAGATAGCAAGGAAAACTGGACTAAGATAGAGTCTATCCAGGAGATACTTTCTCTTTTAGAAGAAAAAGACGAAGACATTCCCTTTTCGGAGGGGGTATGTAATATCTGCCCCCTATATTCAAAGGCAAGGGAGAACAAAGAGCGTTTAGAGGAAAAAAGAAAAGAACTACTCGTAGAGCAGACCAGACACCAAAACCTTCAGACTGATCTTGACGAAATCGATTGGGAAGATGCTGTACTCCAGGTTGGATTCTACAACGCATCGGTCGATCTAATTAGTTCTCTGATGGAAAGTAAAGTCGGGTACATGGAGGAAATTAGAAGCCTAGAAGGTGAGATCACTGGATTTCATACGTCCATAGCTGAGAGGACCAAGGCTATTGACAAGTACGACAGCAATAAGGAGAACATCGAGCAAAACACCAAACTCCGTGAAAGTATAGAGGGCATCGAAGAGGGTATCGCCCGTAAGAACGGAGAGCTGTCTTCTATCGAAGAAAATCTAATCGATCTGCAAGTTAGAAAGAAGACAATAGAGGGCCAACTCGAAACTCATATAGACTTGTTGAACAGTATCGATGTCCTTAACTCTCGCAGGGACACCCTGGCTGTGTACGCGAAAGCCACTCATAGGGATGGCATTCCGTATCAGGCGATCCTCAACAGTCTACCCTCGATTAACATGGAAGTTAATAACATCCTGTCTGGGATCGTGGATTTCAGCGTATTCATCACCCCAGATGTCACTGATAAGAAGGCACTGCAAGTCTACTTATCCTATGAAGATGGGGAAGAGAGGCTGATCGATGTTGCCTCAGGTATGGAGAAGATGTTAACCTCCTTAGCACTGAGAGCCGCACTGATCAAGATCAGCCGCCTGCCCAAGCCTACGATATGGGTAATTGACGAGGGATTTGGTTCTCTAGACAAGGACAACCTCCAGTCCATGAGACACCTGTTCAATAAAATAAAGAGAATGTTCGACAATATTTTCATTATTTCCCATGTGGGAGATCTACACGATATTGCCGATCACGAGATCAGTATCACAAAGAAAAACGGCGCAAGCCAGTTAGGTTAGGAGAAGTTATGGCTAAGGGTGCAAAAGACAAATACGGTGTGGTCGTGTTAATCCCCTCTAGGGGGATGGTTGTTTCGAAGTGTGTAGAAACCATCCTCAGAGAAGTCCAGAATAGTAAATACATAAAGCGTTTCGAACTCATCTTTTCGCATGAGAAGACTGTAGACAAAGCTAGACAGTGGCTAGCAGAAGAGTTCGTGAAAAGGACTTGGGCCGACTACTCATTCTGGGTGGATGATGATCAAGTCCTCAAGGAAGGGGTTCTAGACAGGTTATTTGAGGCGAAAGCCGATTTTGCGGCGACTCACGTTGTGAATCGATCACCCAAGAATATCCAACCAGGGGCTACTCCACAGAACAGGATGAAGCCGATCTTTTGGTTCCCTCCCGATAACATTCGGAAGGACTTTCAGACGAATAAGCTTACGTTTATTAGCCTCGCGGTGTCACTCATCAGCAGGAAGACGTTTGAGGAAATCCCCAAGCCCTGGTTTGACTCGGAATTGGA